TTAGTAGTCCACATCTTTAACATATATTCCAAGTATTTCTTTGTTGGTGTGGTATCAGCCTTAACAAGTTTTTCAAAGGTTGCCTTGGTAACTCTTGGGTATTTATCCCTTAATTCGTCTACTTTTGCCATATCTTTTCTTTTTTTAATATGCAAAGATAAATAATAAATTTCAAAGTGCAAAATAAAACCCCACCTTTTTTATAGATGGGGTTTAAAAATTTACCGAATTAAATTTAATTACCTTTCTGCAACATATTCAGTCCCATTCCAATTATAAACTACTTGGTCATTCCCCATATAGGTTTGACCATATTTTGGTATGTTACCTTGTTGTGATGTAGTATCAGGTGTTGTAGCTGCAGGTGTTGTAGTTGCAGGTGTTGTAACACCTGATGTTGTAGTGCCTGATGTTGTGGCCGCAGGAGTTTCAAGATATTTGGTTTTATACGTTGCCCAAGCTTTTTGAGTTCTTTTTCCAAAAGAACCGTATCCTCCACCATTTTGACCTTTATTAATAATACCGTCCTTATACCCTGTTGCCCATCCCACAGCATTGGTGTCTAACCAATCTTGGAATTTTTTAATTCCCGTAATATCTTTCAATTCAGTTGGGGTTGCAACTGGTTTTACTGCCACCTTTGTTTTAAATTCAGGGTCGTTACAAGTATAGTTCGCCATAGTCCCGTCAGCCAATTTTTTTCTACCTCCCCCATAATAAAAAACGCCATTGATTTCATATGCAGATGTACCATCAGCAAGTTTAGTTTCTTTCGCTTTAGGGTGTTTTGCAACACATGGAAAATCAGTCCATGTTTTAAATTCTGCACTTTTACAAGTATAGTTAGTCATCGTTCCATCAGCCAACATTTTTCTACCATTACCATAATAAGTAACACCATTTATAATAAACTCTAAAGTCCCATCAGAACGTAAAGATGGTTTAGCTCCAGGGTGTTTTGAAACACACGGAAAATTAGGAAGACCAAATTCAGGGTCGTTACAAGTATAGTTCGCCATAGTCCCGTCAGCCAATTTTTTTCTACCACCACCATAATAATAGACACCATTAATTAGATATGCCGATGTACCATCAGCAAGTTTAGTTTCCTTAGCACCAGGGTGTTTTGAAACACACGGGAATTTTACAAATGGTTGACCTGCTTGTTCAGTTAAGGTTTTTGAATTATCATATTTTGAAAGGAGATTGAATCTTAAAATTTCCTCATATATTGTTTGTTTCATAGTATTATTTATAAATATATTAAAATAACTATTAATCTTCGTCCGAATCTACAAGGTCAGGATTTTCCTCTATTTTCTTATCAATAAAGTCATACATATTTCCTAGTTTATTTGTCATATACCCATCAAATGAATACAATCCCAACCAATCTTTTTCAAAGGTAACTCCCCTATACTTTAATTTCTTCGGAGGATGATTTCTCATATCATCCATATCATCATAATCACGTTCAATTGTTTTTGGGATTATGTATCTTGATATTTGATTCATTCTTTCAATATCTTCAAGTAAGGTTCGTCTCATAGTTATAAATATACTATAAAATAAAAAACCCCACCTTTTTAGGGGCGGGGAATTTAGTTTTTCATAGTTGGCTAAAAAACTCTGAGATTACAAGTTTTTGTAAGTGACTTTTGAGGTATTATGGGTTCCCCTCGTATCCATTCCCTTTTGAGGAATACCACTCATTGCCGATTGGTTAGACCAATCACTCCTTGAGGTTTCAACTACTCTTTTATTACTCAACTCTCTTCAATCTTGCGAACTGACTCAGGATTCGACTCCTTAGAGGTCTTTGGTAAAAATACGATTAAACTTGCGGTTCTCTCGTGCCACGGACAACCCGTGACTGTGTAGGCAACTTTCATCAAAACCTGATGGACACTTTTGCTTATTATTTTTTAATTAATTTTTACATTAACAGTGTAATATTAAGTTTTGTGTCGTGGATGTTAGAAGTAGTGGTCCACCTTAAGCTCCGTTATCTTTTGAACAACAGAATACTAAACTACTCCTTGAAATGTCCCCATCTCCATATGCCAAGTTTACTTCAAACGATGAACCTTGGTAGATTCAAAGTAGGGATAATAACAGCACCACCTGTACAAAATCATACCTTTCGGTTTTAAGTCCACTATCGTATTGGAAGCCGCAATTGTGTAATTGGAAGTTACAGTTCTTACAGAGTTCCTACGAGTTATTCTTATTGGTGTTCCCACCTCAACCAAACGACCCACATCGCTTGGTCACCTCAACTCTTCTCCTACAGTGTTACCCTCGGTTACTAAAGCAAAGATGATATCTCGCTTGTATACTTGAGTTCATAAGGTCCTAAGACTTTACAAACCGCAAACCTGTTAACACAACAGATTCACTTTATCCCACTTTCGTGGTTTATTTAACGACCATATACGGCCGATTTACTTTATCAACATCAAGTTAACCTTGGAGACTCCTAAGAGTTTTGTGGGGTTACTATCCGTTGAATGGATAAATATCTTATATTCAAAGAACGAATTTTCAATTTGAGAAAAGGGAACCATAGTTTTACAACAACGTTAACCTTTTCTTGATTGGTCTACAAAGGTAAGATAAACTTTTCAATTTGTCAAACTTTTTTGTAAACTTTTTTTTCAGGATTACAAACCTTTTGGTTATTACGAATTACTTCGTCTTACTTCAGGTACATTTTTACTGTTCTCCTTAATTGTTTCACAAAGGTAATACAAACTTTTTGATTTGTCAAACTTTTTGTGAAGTTTTTTTTTTAAGATGACTCGCTGGAAACCTTATAGCTGAAGTTATCAGTGTATGGGTTAAGCACTCCTTATATATCATCTTATCGTGCTCCGATTTGTTGCAAGTGCAGGATTCGAACCTGACGTGTCCCTTGCGGAACCTTGGGTTATGAGCCCAATGAGTTTGTCCTCTACTCTAACTTGCGATGTATTAATATTTTTAAGAACTTTCAGATTAAGTCCCACAAACTTAATCATATTTTTTCAAATAGTCAAATCTGTGGGACATTTTTTTTAAGACTCTCGTCTTAGGTTTTTTGAGACGTTCATCTCAATTGTTTTACAAAGGTACAACCAAATTCTCATTTAGTCAAATTTATTTTGTAAAACTTTATGGTGGGGTGTGTTTTTTTGTCTTTTAAGGACAAGAAACTATAAATATAACACAAATTACCAAAAGTCAAACTTTTTTATTATTTTTTTATAAAAAAGTTCATAATATCATTATATTTATAGATAATGAAAGTTAAAATCAATCAAAATGTCTTTAATGTCAAAACTCTCGTTGATGAAAAATCAAAATATATTGGTATGATGGGTAAAAAGTTTGATGAAACTTTCAATGGTTTATTGTTTTTAATGGGTGGAAATAAGCAGTGTTTTTGGATGAAAAATTGTATTCAAAATTTGGATATTATAATAATCAAAAATAATGTAATCGTTAATATTCACCATAATTGTCCTCCGTGTCAAGGAGATAATTGTGGTAGTTACTGCGGTAACGGGAATATTGTATTAGAGTTGGCAGGTAATTCCTGTGAAAATTTAGGCATTGAGGCTGGTGATACCGTTGAGTACCTATTCTAAATTAAATAATTTATTTCTTAGGTCTAGGAATAGTATTGTGGTTTACAGTTTTTACTGTATAGTTTGGAGCCATCTCTAACTTACCGAGATTATTAAAATTCTTTCCAACCCAAATCTCTTCTTTACCTCCCCTTTTATCTATTTTAACAATAACGTCACCTGTATACGGAACTTTTGCAATCGGTCCTACTTTCCAAGTATCAAGTGATTCACCATAGGGATATAAATAACCATCGGTTCCAATAATAGCCTGTAATTGTGTGATACTATCATCGTGAGCAAAATATAATTTACCTGTTGGTTTTCCGCCCTCCGAAATAACTCTTTTAACTATGTTTATTAAATCTGTTTCCGTTAATTTTACAATTTTCTTTGCCATTGTTTTTTAATATAAATATCCATAAAACAAAAAAAGGGTTGTGAAACCCTTTTACTTAAAATCTATTTTTGTTTGTTTATTTAAATCGACAAAATGTTGGACTCGTTCTTTTGCAACTTTACTATAGTTTTCACTTAACTCAACACCAATCCATCTGCGTCCTAACGTTTCTGCAGCAACCAAACTAGTTCCACTACCAGCGAATGGGTCAAGAATAATATCATTCTTGTATGTAAGAATCTTAATTGCTTTACTTGGAATATCCATCGAGAATGTTGCTTTGGTTTGTTGTTTGGTGTCCGCAAAATATTCCCATTGTCCGTAAACCAAAGACATAAATTCTTTCTTATCTTCTTCTTGATAAACAGCTTTGGTCTTTATCGTTCCATCTTCCTGTTCCACATCTACAATCTCAGCCTTCCATTGTGGTTGACCTTTAACCTTTTTGATTCTGTCTTTCTTGTAAGCCAAGATGACACATTCTTTTGGGTTGTAAATGTAAGGACTTGATGGACTCATCCAAGAACCCCAAGCCGTGGTCTTACTTCTGTGTGGTGAGTTTTCATCAAGGTCAACCAACCCGTAGAATTGGAACCCAACAGATTTCATAACTGACCAAAACTCAGACATAAATAAAACTCTACCACCTCTGTCTTGTACATTCACCTCATAAGGAATGTTAACTGCGATTCTACCATCATCTTTTAAAACATTAAAAGCCTCTGTTAACCATTCTTTAGTCCAACACCAATAATCCTCCATGGACATTCTATCATCACAACTATCATAATCAATACCCACATTATATTTTGGACTAGTTACAACCAAATCAACAAAAGAATTTGGCATTTCTTTCATTACTTCAACTGAATCTCCATTAATTATTGTATTGATAATGTTTTCTAAATTCTTCATATTTTTTTTTTAAAAGTATAGGTATTTTTATTTGAATTACAAACTCTCCAAGTTCTGTATTCTTCTTTCAAGATACCATAAGGCTTTCTTTAGGTCTTGAAGTTCTTTATCGGTCCCTTTTTTTCCCGCCCTTGAAATATACTTCACGGTATTACCGAGGTGGAAATCTAAATCCCAAGCTTCAATAACTTTAATCGCCTCGTATGGATTATTTTCTCCACCGTAATGACTAGGGTGGTTAACTTGTTCTGTCATTGTTTGTATGTAATAATTTAACTTCGTTTATGTTCACAACAAATCTAAATTTAATTATCATTAAACCATCTTTAGTGTAATCACATTTTTGTTCCATATTTGCTCCAACAATCTGAAATCTTAATCCATTAACCACAACTCCTGTTGGGTCAAGATAATCAATCTCAATATCTGTTATTTTAAACAAATCTGATGGATTAAACGAGTATTCTATTGTCTCATAAATTTCGGTAGTGAAGATTAATTTCTCACCTTCATTTTTTATTTTGAATTTCCTAAACAAATATCCAGGAACCAATACTTCTTTGTTAAATCTTACTAAGAATCTATTCTCCATTAAGGGTTCAAACGGTATAAAATTTTTAAATTGATTTTCCATATTATTTTTCATTTAAATTAAATTTAATTTCTTCCAATGGGACATTTGCCTTTGACTCCATCATCTCAGATTCTAATTCAAACTCTTCATCGTTTTGATATTCATTAAGTAATTCTTTGTTTGATAGTGTACCAAACTTTTTACTTAACTTACTTGTATCAATATCATCATACATCACATGTAATGTCTCATCCAAATCTTCCGCCAAATCTAATGAATCAGAAATAACTCTAAGAATACTATATGGGTTTCCGTTGGATGCTGGTCGTCTATCTTCAAGATATCCTTTCCATATTTCACCAACAACTTTTGGTGCCCTGATTGATGCCCCTCTGTCTGATACACCCCAACTGAACTTATTGATTGATTGTGTTTCGTGTTTACCTGTTAATCTCAAATGATTATCTGAACCATAGTTTTGAATATGAATATCCGCTCTTGACTCAAATACTTGGAAAATTGATTTGAAATATTCTTCTCCTCCCTGCTCTCTCATTCTTTCGTTTGAGAAGTTTGTATGTAACCCTGAACCATTCCAATCACCACTTGTTAAAGGTTTTGGATGTAATTCAATTTCATATCCGTATTTCTCAGCAATTTTGTAAAGGAAATAACGAGACATCCATAAATCATCTGCGGATTTTAATTTACCTTTGGCAAATACCTGGTATTCCCATTGTCCGATTGCCACTTCAGCATTGGTTCCTTCAATCCCAATGTTATAATTCAAACACATATCCAAATGTTCTTCACTCAAGTTTCTACCATACATCTGACCACCAACACCACAATAATATACTCCTTGAGGGTCAATAACTCCTCCATTTTGAAAACCTAAAATAGGTTTATTGTGTCCGTGACGTATGAAATACTCTTGTTCAAATCCAACCCAAAAATTAAAATCTTCATCTAATTTGGCTCTGTCATTTGTATTGTGTGGATTACCTTCACTATCCATCACCTCACAGAGAACATAAATGGTATCACTATTTTGTTTACCATCTTTACGATAAATTCTCACAGGTTTCAAATAACAATCTGAAGAATAACCTTCCGCCTGTTTTGTTGAACTACCGTCAAATCCCCATTCAGGTATATCTTGTAATCCATTAATTTCTTTGCCAGTAATTCTGACTTTGCTTCTTAAATTTGGCTCAGGTTTATAACCATCTAACCATACATATTCTAATTTATATTTCATATTTATTTTTGGGGGGTTTTAACTACGTAATAATTTTTTGCGTATTTTGATTCTTCAACAACTCCCTCTTCAACAAGAGTATTAATTACTTTTAATGTGTTTTCCATTGTATCACGAAGGATATATGAAGAGATGTAATCAATGTGAATAGGTTGTCTGAGTTTACCTAATAGTGTTTTATTGGTCTTACTGTCCATAATATTTATTCTTCAATTTTTTGATTTTCTAATATGTTTAAAATCTCCTTAGGTGTTTTACCTTTGGTGTATAACTCATACACTTCAACACTTTTTGTATCTTGAAAGATGAAAGCGTCTGCCTTGCCATAATAACTACTGAGGGTATCGGATTGTAGTGCCGATAAAGTGTTAGAGTAGTTTATATATCTTTTGTTGAAACTCATTTGAGGCAAAGATAATCAAATTATAAATTAGAATCAAAATTTTTTGTCTTTACCAAGTTAATTGTTTGAAAAATATATGAAGTAATCTTCCTTTTCATTATTGGAATAGTGGTTTGTTCCATTGGAAGGTCTTGGGTGCAATTCATTTCAAATATTGGTAAACCCTTATAATAGTCGTGTTTCTTAAAGGATGAATTGTTTTCTATGATTGATGTTAATGTTACGTCATCAGGAGCATCTTCAAATATTTTATTAATTTGTGTTTTGTTGGTTGTGGGATTTTTCCTGTTTTTCTTTATCTGGTATTCCCACACATAAACTTTATTCTCCGATTTTCTATAATAGAAAACATATCCCATTCCAGATATTATCGCCCCTTTATTTTTTTTGATTGAGAGCTCCACACTATTAAATGCAATATCCCATATTGATTTTGCAAAGTTAAAGGTGTCGAATAGTTTGGTATTTGAAAACTTCAATGTTTTTTGGAGCTCTTCTTCCTCGTCTTTAGACATTTCACGAGGTTTTTTTGGATACAAATCCTTTATCATAATCTCGTCATCGCAAGATTCGAACTTCTTATTCGTTAAAAGTAATGTGTTCTCCTTATACAAGGATTGCATGTTCGCCAAGTGTAATGATAACTCAACGAAGTCAGGATATATTTCAAAATTATCGAGATTTTTTTCGCACTTCTGTATGTAGTCCAACAAAGTGTATTTGTTATATTCAAAGTCCAATGGTTCTTTTAACATCCATTCGGGGCTTAATTTGAATACTATTTTCTTTTTTCTACCCATACGGAAATAATAACTAAAATTTAATTGTAATCAATCTAATCTCATAACATAATACAACTCATCAAGAATTCTAACATCATCCGCAAGTCCATCATAACCATTTAAAGTAGGACCATATCCATCCACATCAATAACCCCTTTAATAAAGTCATCTTTATCAACATAGTTTGACCATTCCAATCCAAAGTCCTCCATAAACCCTCTAACATTATTTTTAACATCATAAAGTCTATTTTCAATAGCTTGTTCAATTAAGTCCTCAGGAAAGTCACCTTCAGGTGATGACTCAATGTCACTTATTTCATCATTCATCTCATCAATTCGTTCTCTCAATTCATCAATTCTTTCCTGTAAGTCATCATCATTCTCACCATCCATTTCACTTTCAAAGTTTTCAATCAATGTTTCATCTTGAGAAATTCTATATCTTAACTGACTTATTTGTTCTTCTTGGTCATCAGATAACATTCTGTCATCTTCATCAAAATATGATTCAGGAGATTCTCTAACATCTTGTTCAAATATTTCCTCAGCAACTTCAATAACCGCTCTTTCATCAATATAATCTTTAGCAAAAGATTCACTGAATCCTTCATATCCTATATCATCAATTAATTGTTCAACATATTCGTAAGCACTTGTTTCCATTTCATCTTCGGTTCCGACTGCATATCTTCTACCTTCAAGCTCAGGACTGTCAATCACCTCAAACTCTGTGGTATCATAATATGTACCTGTTGGTATAATGTTATAAACATCAATCTTATCTTGTAATTCCGACAGTTCATCTTCCAAATCACTAATCTCATCCAATAGGTCTTGTCTGACCTCCTCATCATTATCATACTCGGTTTGCAACCTTTCTATTTCATTCTCAATTCTTGTAATCTCAGCTCTGTCTTGATTTGTAATAACCTCAATATCACTGGTATCAAACAACCAATCAAGTAAAGCGTGAGCTTTTAAACCTTCTTCAGGACAATCGGGACCTAACTCCCATTCACCTTCTAATCTTCTTTCCTGCGCTTCATCTCTTCTATCCGACAGAATTCTTTGAATCCTTAATCTTTCAAGTCTTTCTTTTTCTTTCTTAGCCGATTCTTTATCAGAGAAAATTTTAATTTGCTCGGCATATTCTGAGTTAAGGTAATCATCAATTGAATCCAAGATAGTTTTTAATTTATTAGTATTAATAATCCAACCAGAATTAAAACTATCGTCTTTGGCATCATAATATGTTTTATCACCATCAAATTTTTTAAGTAACGCCACTTTATAAAATGGGTCGTTCGTTGGGAGGGTTTTATCCAAAATGTAAAACAATTTACCATCCTCATTATATCTTTTAAAGTGTGTATCACTTTCCGCCGCACTACACCACTTGGTTCCCCTACCATAATAACAAGATGATTCGTGAGTTAATGGATTAACAACAAAAAACCTATCGTCTTCATAAACAACATTACCACCTTCAACCTTTTTAACTTCTCTTCTTTGTCGGTTCTTGTATTCAGCTAATGCACTAAATAATTGTCCAACATTCTTATATTGATTTAAATCTGTGATAGGTAAATTGGTTGATACCTTATCAAAGGCTGTTAATGCTTCCAACAATTTTGATAGGTTATCTTCAAAGTTTATTACATCTAAATTCTTACCAGCCCATTCCAAATATTTTAGCGGAACTAATTTAGTTATCTTATCGGCATTGTCCTTACCAAATTTCTGTGAGTATTTTGATTTGAAGTCATCAATTCTACCTTCTTGTATCAATTTTAAAAAATCCATTCTATTTTTATTTGATAAATATACTTTTAACCCTATATTTCCACAAAGATAATATTTATTATTAACATATAATTTAAAATGAATTGTGGTATCTATAAAATAACTAACACTAAGAATAATAAACTTTATATTGGTAGTAGTGTAAATATTATCAGTAGAGAATATAAACATTTTTGGATGTTAGATAAAGGAATACACGATAACCAATATTTACAAAAATCATATAACAAATACGGTAAAGATAATTTTATATTTGAGGTTATTGAATACTGTGAGATAAATGAGTTAATTAATAAAGAGAATGAATTAATCTTAAAATATGAATCAAATAAGTTAGACAAGGGATATAATTTAGCAATCGTTAACGAATTCAGAAGAAACACATTCAATGATGTAGTTAAAACCAAACTATCCAAATACAATTTAACCAAAAATGGAAATATTAATAATTTTATGTTGATTAATATTGAAACTGGTGAAGAATTCATTTTTAACACTTTAGTTGATGGTGCAAATTACTTAATTGAAAATGGGTATTCAAATGGAAACCCAAGAAACGTTAGGCAAAAATTATCATTATCATTAAGAGGTAAAAAAGTAAATAATGGTTACAAGGGTACCATAAGAAAAACTTGCTATAAACACGAATTTAAACTAATAAACTAATTAAAAATAAAAACTATGTCAGGATGCGGCTGTAAAAACAAAGGAAATGAATCACAACAACCTACTGTTCAACAAGTTCAACAAGCACAATCTCAACAAGCTCAAACAACTGAGAGTGTTAAAAGTGCCATCAAAAAAACTATTGAAAAGTATTATAGTGTGAACAAAACAACTATCTAATCGTTGTACTTTAAAGAAAATTATTAAAGGGGTAAGAAATTTACCCCTTTTTTTGTATTTATATGTTATGGATGTTCAAGATTTAATAGACTCGTTTAATGAAGGTGATGACGATTTTCTTATACACTTCAGTAACGATGTTGTTGTCTTTTTTAAGTTTCTTGATAGAAGAGGTTTATTAAATGAATTAGACCCAGAGGGTAGACGTGCCGAAAATTACCAAAATGAGTTATTATTATTTTATCATGAAAATGATAAAGAAAAGTTTTGGAAATATGTTTTAAAGTTTTTGGGTGATGTTGAAATGGTAGTTGGTGTTGCATATTTGGTAATTGATTCTCTTGGTGAATTTGCACAATTATTTTGTGACGACAGAGATATATCAAGAAAAACTATTGAGGAAATATTGGATGGCGAATATGAAGTGGATTATTGGTCATCATATGACTTAACCGATAATATTTATCGCGACGTAATTGAAGAATTAACAAAAGAAAACTTAAGATATCTGAAGGATTATATTGTAAAAGAATTAGAAGGTAAACAAATTGAACTTTATACCGAATTACTTGAATCTATTGCAGAAAGACAGGGTCATCCTGAATATGTTGTGGTTGACCAATCCAATATTGATGAAATAGTGGATGATGAAGAAACTATGAGATACATACTGACACACGATTTGGATGATTTGAAAAGTGATTTATACAACATATATGGAAATGCTTATAGCTGGGCGTATGAAAGTGAATTGTATGGAGATATATGGGGTGAAATTAATGATTACTTTATTGGTAAAGGTCAATGGTTATCAAGACCTCACTCATATAGACAAGGAGTGGAAGTCCAAAGATACGTAATACCAATTAAAGATTTTGAAACTCACATTTTAGATTTCTTACACCATAACAAGGGTTATATGAATGGGACTTTAGAATATTGGGGTTCTTATTTATCAATGTTAAAGGATAGTGTTAGTTGTTTATCATTTAGAGTTCCAGATTACCCTGACTCAAGAGAAGTTGATAAAAACATTAATGAATATTTTGGTGACTACCTTTAATTCTATATGATTAAATTTTTGAACATATTATCTAACGTTATATCCGAACAAAAAAGATATAAACTATCTCCTGAAGATTACACCAGACTACAGGAGTTAACAAATAGATTATGGGCATTACGTAGTAAAAATTTTCCGAAAAAGGTTGAGGTAGACCAAATGGAATTCAAAACAGCAGATGGTAGTGATGGAAAAGTTAAGGTGTTTTTAAATCCAAAATATAAGAACTACGGTCAAATGGATTTAAAACCAAGGTCAACAAGAAATCCTCAGAAATTTGTAATGCAACTTAACCCTAAGTTATTTGGTTCCAAAAAGAATTTGTTCCTAACTTTGTATCACGAATTGATGCACGCAACTGACCCTCAATTCACAACCAAGTTTAATGAGAAATACTTTGAAGATTTTGACCCTGAGGTTGAAGAGAGTTATTGGGGTCATCCGATTGAGTTTAGAGCAGTAACAAATGAGTTCTTACAATCATTGGTCAATGAATATAAAAGGAGAAATAATAGAATTACAAGTTTTGAAAATAGACAACTTCTATTGTCTTCTCTGAATAATATTTTAAATCATTTTGCAAAGCATGAACCATTATCTAGATTATCTTTAGATGTGTTTAAGAGATTAAATGACGAAAACTTAAATGATGATAGGATTTCTAAATTACTTGCAGATATTCCAACCAACTATCCCGAAACAAGTGAATTCAATAAAAAATCGGAACCATATTTTTTAACTTACATTAATACCATTAAGAAATACAACCCAGAGATGTGGCCAAGATTCCTTAAAATGTTATACGACACGACAGAAGAAATTAGAAATATTATAAATAAAGGGGTTTAATTAACCCCTTTTTTTTATTATAATTGGTCAAACTAAAGTATTAAGAACCACACAATGATATTAAAATCACCTGTTAGTAGATTGGCACTTGTAAATTTATTTGCCGACTTCATTTTAAATAAATTACCTAAAGAAGAAGAAACCATAATTCAAGTTGTTGATTGTTTTAATTTCTACGTCATTAAAGGGAAAACAACATATAATGAACCCTTAAACATTGGAGAACTTAGAGATGAATTCACAAGTAAATTTGAAGAGTTAATTGGTGAGACCAAAATAACACATACGATTGATTTAATTGAATACGATTCAAAACTGTTCCCGACCAATACATTGACCTTCCCTTACCATAAAAGTCAGAATTGTTCCTATTTGAATAATCAAATCATTTCATTTGAGGAGGATAACACAAAATCATATGATTATGATTTTCACGTAAAACCAATAACCGAAGATAGTACCTTATTTTTATACTCGGAGTTCCCTCACGGGTACTCCTTGAATCAAGGAAGATTATTATATTATTATGGTAAACATATTTTCTATAACATTCCGACAACATATCCCCTAACCACCTTGGTGTTTGAATTGTCAACCGAAAAAGATGCATCAGGTGAGCAGATTTTTTCCGTTAAAAAGAACTTACAAACCGAAAAGGTATTGACCTCGGCGATTTTGGATGTCTTTGACTTTGATATGAGTTGGTTAGAAACGGAAATAAAAAAAGTGGATTGGTCTGTAGAAATAACCAACCCACTTGAGGATTATGATTTCCTTAAAAGGAAAATCAATGATTTTGTGATTTTTTAAATCACACCAACATTTTTTCTGTGTTTCTGAATGATATCAAGAGCCTCTGTCAACTCATTATAATTTCTTTCAGGTGCATATAAAAATGATTCGTGGTTTTCACCATCACCTTCAATAATTAATAATGCTGGTATCATATCATTGTCTGTAATTTCAACAAACAAATCATATTCACTTTTATATTCATCAATATCTCTATCAAAGAATTCAATACCTTCGTTAACTAACATCTCTTTAAAATCGGTACAGAAAGGACAACCTTTCATAGTGTAAACAACCACGTTTAAGTCTTTCATATTTCGTTTAAATTATTAACCATGTCTAAAATGGTGTTTGTTTGTTTAAGTCCGACTTCTGAAAAAATCTCTTTTCCATTGGAAAATCCTTTAATTGTTGGAACACTTCTTAACCCTATTTCGGTAATATATTCTCTGTCATTATCTATGTTAAACGTAAATAACTCCACAGGTAACTCATTTTCTATAGTTATTTGACTTGCTTCTTCAAACATAGGTTTCATAACCTTACAAGGTCCGCAAAATGTACCATAGAAATCAATAATAACTTTATTACCATTTTTAATTTTTTCTTTTAATTCTTTTGTTGTAATTTCCATATTTTTTTTATTTTATTTTATAAATCACCCCATCTATCTCCATTCCTTATTGAATATAAATAGTTATAACTCATCTGTGGGTAATCTTTTGAAAGTTCTTTAATTTTTATTCCACTTTTTAATTTTTCTTTAATTTCTTTAATTAAATCTTCACTATATTTTGAGTTTTTACGAACGGCATTTCGCATATTAATAACTCTTTTATTTTTTTTATCATCACTAATCTCGTTCCAACTTTTTTTAACCGATAGTCTTCGTTTTTCTTTTTCATATTCCGCATTATCAGTATATAACTCTTCATACGTTTTACCTTTATGAGAGTTACCATTTTTAATTGCTTCAGATATTTTAATCTTCATTTCCGAAGAATGAACATACCCTAAACATCCTTCACCCCCAAATGTAGAATTTAATCCATTATGATAACTATCTAATTCTTTTATGTATTTTTTTTCAGTTTCATAAATTACGTTTAAATCACATTCTTCAATTAACTCTATTATGAAATTATCTACACCATATTTTTTAATAGAGTTATATAGTTTGGATTTATAATCAGTTTTAAAACACCTATATAAATGTTCATAAAACCTCTTCTCCAATGAATTAATTGTACATCCAATATAAATTAAACCATTTTCTTTATTAGTTATTTTATAAATCTTACCTTTTTTTATGCTCATAGGTGTTTTATAATAAATATCACCAAGTAGCGTAATATTCCTATTTTTTAGATAATTTAAATTGTTTAATTAGTTGTCCCATAAAGATGGTTAACTCATCTTGTTGTTTTTGTTTATAATAAATAGTTATATCTGTTTTAGTATCACAAAATAATAAATATAAATAAAACTCTTGTTTGGTTTTATAAATTTTTGAACTAAAAGTTGTTTTACCTGTGTCAAAATCGGTACTGGATTCACTATAGACAAGTTCCATCTTTTTGTCTTTAAGGTAGTTGTCAAAATCTTTTGGCATAACAACTTTACTCCTTGACAGGATTCCTTCCTTTTGTTCATAGTTTTCAATGTAATAAGGAGTTTCCATAAACTTTTTAAAATAAATCTATTAATTGTCTACCTATGTTTTTAGTTACTTCATTATTTTCCCAAATAAGATGTCCTCGGTCACCCCATTTAGAATTAGAATGAAAATTTTGTCCATTTTTACACACTTTATCCAACTTCACCGTTTCAAATTTTTCATCTTTAACATAAGATAACATTACTTCGTCCAATTTAAATAGAACATCATTCCATTCTTCGGATAATTTGTTGTTAAATCTCCCCAAACTTTGAACTCTTTTAATTATAATCTCATCTGATGGTTTACTTATTGTGTATTCAATTGTTGCTCTTTCTCCTGACAATTTATCATCTTTACGGAGAGATACTATAATTGAAGCGCATCTGTCAATATAACCTTTAACACAATTAGATTGCGTGCTACTTTCTTCATTATATTCATTACTATTTTTCAATAGGAGGGGATAATAAGTATCATTACCCGATTGTATTGGATTCTCTATTAAATTGTAACTATAGTCGGGATATGTGCGTTCATAAACACCATTACGATATTGTGCTAACATCTCAGTCCAATCCAAATGTTCTTGTCTAAAATTATGTCCATCATCATTTGAGGACATCCATTTTAAATTAGTTTCACCAAGTATTTTTAATTCGGTATACATCCTGATGTGGTCATAGAATGTATATAAATTCAAAATTTTATCTAACACCACTTTTTTGAAAACTTTAAAAACTCTCTTTAATTCTTCATTTGAAACATAATTTAAAAATTCTTGGTGTAGTCCTGGTGTGCCCAATTCAAAATTAAAACAACCTAATATTAAACCAGGTTCCTGAGTTATCCAATCATCACCAAATATCTTTTGTGCTGCTTTATATAGTTCAACATTGAAATTCTTACAGTTATGTAACGCCTTTTTAACTTGTTTACCCGAAATGTCGTAATGCATCATTATTGCGTCAACCATTCTATTATCTTTCTTCTTAAGACATTTCCTTATGTCAGGACCAAACCACTCATTAGTAAAGACTGAAAAATTATTAGGGAATTTTACGCCTCTTTTAGTGAGGTAGTATTTAAATAATTTTTCACCATAAGTTAAAGACATATCAGAATTAATTAATTGGTCAATTTCATTCATAAAAATTGAAGCCACCTCTAACGCTTCAATTCCAATTTTATCACTACTAAGATTATGTTTAATCAAAGCCAACATACCACTTAACGGATTATTAATAAAGTAATTCCTTCTAACAGTTTTTTTACATTTTTTCTTTAAGTGATAATTGGTTAAAGTCCCAACGTATACATCACCTGTTTTGGTGTTGACTGTTATATAATCCATTCTCTTAGAGGTCTTATACCATTTAACCCCGACTTTACGGTGTTGGGTTGTTCTGAATGTTTTAATTGAAACTTTGTCATCATATTTTTCAACAACAACCAAATAATACTGTCTCGTTAACGAATATAATGGATTAAAGAAGTTTTCAGAAAAATCCTCTTTGGTTCGTTCTGTTTTATCATATAAGTATAATGGATATTTTTTGGTTGGAGTTAATTTATCCACGATAAGCCCGAAATCCTCAACATCTCGGTTAATGCTTTTTGTACAATAATCTATGGGACTGCAATCTTTATATTTAATACTTTCGTACCAAGTATGTTCATTTTTATACAATACCTCTTTCACGTTTCAAATATAATAAAAAAATGGGAAACTATTGTTTCCCATCTCTATTAATTTAAAAAAATTATACCAAAATTAGTCATTCTCATATAACTCTCCAATTTTTCCTCCTCAACTATTTTACTTTTTGGGGTTTTTCCGTTTAGAATTACACAAATATCAATTATTTGTTTTTGTGTTAATGGAGCATCCTCACCTTTATTAATGTTTTCAGTTGCTGCCTCCCTAATTTTTTTATAAAACTCCTCTTCTTTATCTTTCGGTATTAAATTAATCAAATCATTAGGATTAGATTTGAAAAATTTCACCATATTATTCATGTATATTTCAACATCAACGTTCATAATAAAATAATTAAAAATTAGTCATTAGTTAAATCCCACATTCCTCCTCCCAAATCAGAACCACCTTTTGTAACAATAGATTCAGGTACCTTAACATTTGGACATCCTTTCATATTCAAGAATAAAAGATTTGGTAAATCACCAATACATTCGGGAATATTTCTGAGGTCTGAATTATTTGTTAAAGAAATGAATCTCAATTTGGTACATTCACAAATTGATTGAGGTAAACTATTAATACAATTTTCAAGTAATATAGTCTCTAAATCTTTAAATCTACCGATAGAGTCAGGGATATTAATTAATAGTCCACTTTGATTTCTATTCATAATTTGGAATTGTTTTAGAGTCGCAGGTAAATTATCTATTAAATCTTCCACCCCATACAAAGCAATAAATTTACCTATAGCGCCATTTTTGAAATCATCAATGATTAATTTTTCACCTCCAACCGTTAATCCTTTAGCAAATTCAGGTTTGAAGTAATTTTTTAATTCTGACATAGGACCATTTAACAATTCAACCAAACTAACAGAATGGTCATGCACATCCATAAATTGATTACTTGGGAAGTGGAATTGATATCTTTCCGATGGTAATCCAGATTTTTCACCCATTTTACCAGTATAGTTGTTAGGTATCACAACATACAACGGTCCATCTTTAATGTATCTATCAAAATAATTTAATCCAGGGCTTGATGTACACCATCTTGTTTCACCTTTTGACGGCTCTAAGTGATGACCACCATAGAAACAAGCCGCGTCTTTACCTAATTGACCTGTATCACTAATCTCTGCAACTGTCCAATTTGGTCCTTTGAATACAATCTTAGCACCAGGATGCTGGAATGTTTGAGAAGCCTCTATTTTTTCTTCTTTGGATGCTTTGGTTTTTTCTAAACTAAAGTCCTTAACCGCATTATATAATGTGTCAGGTGTTAGTTTATTAATATCTCTCATGTCCTCAGGAAGTCTTCCTTTGAACTTCTCATATTTTTGAAGGCTGTTTGTTACTTTATATATGTCTTCAATAAATAAGTCCTTCGCATTTCTAAGTTCTTGTTCATATCCTGAAGTACCAGGTTCTCTCTCAGTAGCCACCCCTAAATAACTTTTAATTAGCCATTGAACATATTTACCCGCCTTAACTTTACCTAATTCTTCAGTATTTGCAGTGTCAATATCAACATTATTTAATCTTGTTGTTGGGTCTGCACTAACCAACTGAATGAACTCTTCTTTGGTTAACTTGGGTTTCACTTTCTTACCTTCTTTGTTTTTACCAGGCTTTGTTAATGCGTCGAACAACAATTCAAATCTTGATTGTTCTAAAATTACTGTTTTTAATATTGAGGTGAATTTCATCTTCGTTATTTTATATTATAAATATATTGAGGGTACAAAAATAACTTAATAATTTAAGATTAACAACTCTTCACCCATATTTTGTTTTATATTTTTCTTTGCGGAAGCGGCTTTAGCAAATTCCTTCCTCTCCCAACGGTATTTGTCTTCAGGAAACCACTCGTGTAATAAGTCAAAATCATAATAAGACAAACTAAACTTACTTTTAACTTCGTGTAAAACTTTTGCTAATCTTTCGTGGTCATTTCGGTCAAAATCGTGATTAGAATAGTAATTTTCAGTTTTCCAATAAGGCGGGTCTAAATAGATATAGGTTGTTGGTGAGTCGTATTTTTTAATAACATCCTCAAAGTCCATATTCTCAACATTACTTATCTTTATGAAATGTTCCACCCATTCAGGTTTAGATAGTTTATCCCTAAAAGTAAGATATTTTGATTTATACTTACCTTTCAAGTCAATGAATGAACTTGTTTCAGGTTTACTACCACTAAACACTTGAGTTAGAATATAAGCGTACTTGGCAGCAACTTGATGGTCTGGATAGTTTATTGTAAACCCACTTGCAAATAATTCTTTTTGAAATTCATTGAATTGTTCTTTGTATATTGATGGTGTGTTTTCCTCGCCTCGTTGTTGACAAGGTATTGACTCAATCGCCTCTAATAACAAATATGGTTGTCTAACACATTGAAATAGATTGTAGTTTAGGGGGTTGAAATCGTTATAAACGATTTGTTTAAGATTTGGATATTTCGATAAATCCATATTAAAGAAACACCAAAACATTCCCCCGAATGTTTCAACATATGTTTCCATATCTTTAGGGTAGAATGGGACAATCCACTTTCCAATACGGCTTTTGCCGCCAATATAACTTAAGGCCATAATTTATTTTTTTCTATATTTTTTTTTATTCTTGATTATTTTAATCACCTCATCAAATATAATTTTTTTTCTTGTAAGAAACAAATTGCTACCAGAATAAAACCCTTCATATATTTTTTCTATATCTGTCATTCCAGCCCAACCAACATATTTAAATTCTTTATCTTTAGGACCATATAACTTATTAATTTTGGTACCAAATATTTTGCTCATTCTTTCATTTATTTTATTTAACATATTTAACGAACCCCCAACTATTCTTAAATCGCCTCGCCGACTACCGTCTCTTTTATCAACACTTGTTCTTATACAACCATCACCATCAAAATAACCCCTTAAAAAATGTTTTTCCAATTTTTCATCAATTTTAGGGTATTTTACTGAAAATGTTTTATTTTGTACTACACCCAAATTCTCTAAGTCCTTGATTATTTTTTTTCTTCATAATGTTTTTTAACTAAATTTTGAATAAACTTGGAGACACTGATTTCCTCATTTTTCATTTTATCAAACAGATGTCGGTCAATACTAATTCCGTATTTAACTTTTTTATATCTATCTTCTTTATTTGGTCGTCCCATATATAATAAATATTAGAAAGTATAGTAAAAGTGCGTTAAAAAGTCAAATGTTTAGAAAAATATTTACATAAAGATTTTAATCTCCTATAATAATAATATGGAAAACAACGAACAACAAACTGCAGGATGTAAAAAATGTAAACAAAAAGGACCAGGTGCTTTTCAAATCGGTACAATAATTTTGGGATTTTACATTCTTTTCTCTTCTATCTACGGAACAATTGAATTAGTTAAGGATTTAATCTCTTGGTTTAAATAGGTCTATCAAACCTAACATTTAATTTAACATACATATCCCCGCCTGGATAACCTTTACCCCTTAATCTTAGGGGTTTTGACGTATCAAATGTTTTTGATGCACTCATTATTAATTCTCCATCAGGATGTGGTATGTTAAATTTATCTTGTTGAGCTTCTTCTAAATTCAAAAATAGATTATAAATTAAATCATTATTCATTTTCTCAAAACCATCGTTAGGAACCACTTCAATCTGAACTACTAAATCACCATACTCTCCGTTTTTAAAATCCCCTAAATCAACTAATTTCAAATATTGACCACTATCAACTCCAACGGGAAGTTTGATGTTCACTTCATTTGCAATGGATTTAACACCATTACCATTACAGTGATAACATCTGTGGACTAAAGTATATCCTCTACCTGCACAAGTAGGACAAGCAGTTCTAATTTGTTGAACCATAAATCCAGTCCCATATGTCTTAATTTGAAACCCCGCCCCTCCACAGGTATTACAATTTTGTTGTTCCCCTCCAGTCCCACTGCAATGTTCACATTTATTATCCTTCATATACTTGATGGATTTTTCAGAACCTTTATATGACTCAATCGGAGTAATTTGAACTCTAACAACTTTATCAGGTGCGGATTTTCTTCTTCGTCCGTTTTCAAATGGATTACCTCTTTGGTTTCCAAACATCTGATTGATTAAATCCTCATACGATACACCACCACTACCACCAAATGGGTTGTTTAGACGATTGTTGTATTCTTGTCTTTTTGTTTCATCCCCAATCGTTTCATAAGCGGTTGCAATTTCTTTAAACTTCTCTGCACCTTCAGGATTCTTATCGGGATGATATTGTACGGCTAATTTTCTATATGCTCGTTTAATGTCTTCTTGTGTCGCGTCTTTACTTACTCCTAAAATTTCGTAATAATTATTCATATATGGGCAACTATATTATAGTTTTATTCAAAAATAAGAAAAAGAAACGAATAATAAAGAAATTCGTTACCTTATCTCGTGCCAAAAACTATTTTAAACAACTATCATCTGAGTCTAATGATGTTATCTTTGAGGTTTTGGTTGAAAATGGTAAAGATTGTAAATTTGAATTGGGTCTGATTGAAATGTCAACTAATCAGTCTTCGCCTGTATATATGACCGATGAATTTGGTAGAAGTGTTAAGGTTAAGTTAGAAGAGGGTGGGATGTCAATATTAGAACTTGTGACATATAAAGAAGAGGAACTAATATATGATGTTAAGAAAAAAACAAAGATTACCTCCCAAGAGTTTATTAAACGTTATTTGAAGGGGGATGGGTTGAAGATGGTATCAGTCCTTAATAATAAGGTTATCTTACAAAGAGATGAAGAAATTGATTTATTTTCGTTGAAAAACGAAGAAGAATGTACCAGATTTGTTGAATCTTTATCAAAATACTTTTTTAAAATAAAAAGAGGAGATTGCCTCTTTATTCAAGATTGCTCATCTCCTCAGCGAAAATATTTGTATAGTCTTTTAGAATCTAACGGATTTGATAAGAAAGTGTTATATCGTAAATTTACGACTTATCCTCGGTCTCAGCAGGTTCCTCCATCAGAATGAAGTGAAATTCAGTTCCTGATATATCTATTGAGAACTGTTTGTGGTGTCTATCAATCTCTCTGAAGTGATTAATTACACTTTTGTACTCACCCTTAGGTAATTCAAAAATAATGGTTCCTTTACCACTAAAAAGGTCTTGTACTGACTCAGCAATTAACGCCAATTTTGCTATCGTCCCAAGAGTATTATCTTTATTTTGTTCCATAAACTTACTTTAACTGGTTCAGGGAAAAGGTCTTTCTTTTTTAAACCTTTTATTTCCCTAACTAATTTTTCTTTATTTTTATCAAGCTCTTTTTGGTCTTTTAGTTTCTCACTGTTGAACCAATTCAGTAGCTGTTGACTCCTGTCTGTTTTGCTCATCTTCTAAGTTATCTTCAATTTCACCATCTAAATCTGTATCTAAGTCACCCTCATCAAAATCAAAATATAGATTTTGTAATTTCTCTAAATCAGTTTTCTCAAAAGTTTGTTTTAATTGTTCCACTGTTTGTTTGAATAATCTTTCTTTTAATTCTCTTTCTTTGTTTAGTTTTATGGTTTTTCCAATCTTAACTAAGATTGAAGAAACTTCTTTTTCGCCAATTGGACATACAAACGTCACTCCTTTAGAGTTTCGGTCTTCAACCTCAAATCCGATGATTTGACCCTCATCGACAATATTTTTGGGTATTGACCATTTGGCTGGAAATGTCATATCAAAACTTAGATATGTTTCCAATTTTCTAATTGAATGTATATATTCAACGAATGGTGCTATTTCTTTATAAAAACTCATTTTTGTAATAGATATGTTACGATATAACTAATTGATACTCCTAAGAGAATAAGCTCCCTGTTATTGTAAACCAATGGTTTTGGTTCTTTCTGTAACAGGGCGCTTATAAATTTTGTGACATTTTTTAACGACACCAATATTGTGAAAACAAATATAAAAAGATATATTGTATCAATATTATGCATTCTTCTCTGTCTTGTTGTGCTCTAAAATCTCACCTCTTAATTTTTGAAGTAATGCTTTTAATTCTTGAGCAGTTTTTCTAGCTCTGGTTCCTGCACTTTTGTTACCGCCGAAAAACTTTGTTGTGTCTACTGAAAGTAACTCAGTTGCAACTTTGATTTGTTCTAATGTTTCCATTTTTTAAAATTTGTAATAGTTTATTTTAATATCTGAAATATTAAGTTTTTTCCTTCTGGTGTAAATAGAATCAACATTTTATTCCATATTTTTTTCCATTAATTTATATAACTCCGTCAATAAATCTAAATCTGATTTGGAGTGCGTTACTTCAGTATCAAATATTTCTAATAAAAATTTGGGTATTGATTGTCTAATACTATCCTTTTCTTGATTATAGAATGTATCCATAAAGAAATATTCAAAATAATCTCTGTGGTCTCCATTAAGATTTATTATAACGTTTTCTTTTTTGAAATCTTCTACGACTTTTTTCCAACACCAATCAAAATGTAGTTTATTATCGTCCTGTGTTAGTGATATTTTAGTCTCTGATACGTTATCACCAAGATATGTATCCATTATAATATTAGTTAGTGATTTAGAAATATCACCATATAACTCAATCTTTTCATACGTCATATTATGAATATTAAACCACGTTATGATTTCATCTTTAGGCACGGGTTGGGTCATCCAATTAAAAAAATTCTCCATAGAGTTTTAGTTCTATGGAGAATATAGTTTAAATTTAGTAAATGTGAATTTTATTGTGTTTTTCTATTATAAGAAATTAAATCCTTCATTTTTTGTAAATCTTCGTTAATAATCTTTGTTGTTTTTGATTCAACCGATTCTAACTGAGACATTATTTTCTCCGCCTTTCCTTTTGAACTTGATTTAATGCTCTTTAAAGAACCAGCTTCTTTCTTACTACCCGCAACGTCAACAGGTTGTGATTGTCTCTTATAAGATACCTCCATTTGCTCAGCACCATATAAATTGTCGTCAAAATTTTTCTTAAATCTTTCTCCAGTTTTCTCACTTCTTTTTGAAACATTACCTAAAGCTTTACCATCTTTACCTGTAACAGCATTACCATTTTTGGCGTCTCCCTTGATTTGTTTTCCAATCATTTCATCATCTGGTTTGATTTCATCATAAACCAAATTAGTCATACCAGGATATGCGAAAGCCTCAATATATTCTTCTACCGCGTCCGATGGATGGTATTTCATTTCGTTATGTTCTTTCTCCATATCATAATTACTTTGAGGGAAATCATCTGGGTTAGCATCGTATTCTTTACCACCCATATACATATCCTTCATATAATCTTTCATCTTTTTTACAACTTCACCCGCATAATCATCATTTTCTTTCTTACTTTCACCTTGAGCCTTTTCAGTTTTCTTTAAACCTTGTGGTTTATTAACACTAAAATTATTTTTCTCCGCAATGTCTTTAACAATTTGTTCTTTAACAATGTTTTCAATCATATCAATCAACTCATCTTCGGTTAAAGATAGTGTATTCTTACTTTCTTTAAGTCCACCTAAAGTTAAAGCCATATTAACTTGTTTTAATAACTTAGAATCCGCCGCTGATAATTTTTTATCCCCCGCGGCTTTAGTTGTTAGTTCTTTTTTAATCTTATTCAATTTAGATTTTGGGATTTTTTCACCTTCAGGGATTCCTAGTGCTTTGTGTAATCCACCTTTCTTCATATGAGTTTTTTGAATCCACTTGTCCTCAGATTCGGTGACATTATATTTCTCACCGTCAACTTCAAAACTATCTTTACCAGATTTCTTAGCTTTAGCTAAAGCACCTGTAAATGCGTTACCTTCTTCTGTTTCCGCTTCTTCTAAACCTTTAGCAATTCTAACTCTGAATGGTTTACCACCAAACATTTCTTTGTATTTATTAAAAAAAGTTTCACCGTCATTTGGTCCAAACCATCTTTGATTTTTACCATGTTTTGCCATCAATGATGGAAAATCTTCAAATTCTTCCTCATCATAATCAAAATCAAAATCACCTGAATGTTCTCTATCAGATTGGTCAAACCAACCATGTTCATCATCAAACGAACCAAACATTTTGTTTCTAATTTTGTTTTTAATCTTGTTATCTGCTAAACCTTTTCCAACATATGTTGGCTCGTCTTGAGATAATTCTTCAGCATCTTCAATATCCTCATCAGAATAGTTGTAGTATTCTTCAACTTCTTTCTTGTGAGCCTTGGCATCTCTCAATTTTTTAAAATCAGCTGCGGTGATTTTACCTTTAGGTTCTGCAACATCAATTTTGGATTGATTACCTGATAGTTCTTCATCCATAACAATTTCTTCCCATTCACCTTTGGTTTCAACAATTCGTTTAACTTTTGTCTCAATTTCTTCATTTAGAATTCTTGAAACTAATTTATCAATATTTTTTTGAAAATCTTTCATCTTGTCTTTTTTTAATATAAATATCTTTATTTTATTCTTTTACTTGTTATTTCATATTCGTGTTCCAAAATAGTCATAATTACATCTTCACTTAACCCATATTTCTTTGCAACATTCTCAATCGCTTCTTTAACCGATTCGTTTTTACTAATTTTCAAGTTATTAATGTCACCTTGATTACAATATGGGAACTTAGTACATCTCTTCTTAATCTTAACAAACCCACCACCAGGATATTGAGTTTTTCTACTCGGCCCCCAATCTTTCTTATTTGTTGATTTTGCCCACATTGCTGGTGTTGAATATCCTCCAACAGAACCTGAACCTGTCGCTTCTGTTGCTTCAACCTTTTCACTTTCACTTTCTTTTAATTTTGGAGTTTCAGCAAAACTTTTTCTAACAAATTCACTATTTTTAAATCCAACTGGACCTACAAATGCTCCTGAAGAACCAGAACTAGTGGCCTCTTTAGTCTCAACTTTTTTTAATTTAGTATAATAACTTGGGTTTTCCCAAAGATGGTCCATTGCAATTTCTTTTGCCTTTGCTTTATCTTTGGTGTGTTCCATTTCAACCTTCATCCCCATTTCTAACTCTTTTTTTAACGACGAAATCATATCATCCGTATGATAATAACCTTTTTTATCGTGTTTTTTAGCAATATCTTCAAGGGTTTTTTTATCGGATACTCCGCCCTTTAATTTTTCCTCTTTAGTTTCTTCTTTCTGTAATTTCTTATTAACAAATGGGTCGTTATGAACCGCATGTGGAGTTCCAAAAGTATATTCAACAGGACCGTCTTTAAATTTATTACGGGTCTTGAAATCAATAAAATCTATATCATCTTTTAAATCATCACTAAATTTATTTTTAGCCAATTTATTTGAAATATGTTTTTTCTTAATCTCGAACTCGTCATCGTCCATACTTTCCATAAAGGAAGACATATATTTATTCGCATCAGACATAGTGTCACTATTTAATTTGACGTTTGGTTGAGTTGTATATGCTTTTGAAATTGCATTTTTAAATTGATTTGCAGAACTTTTCATATTATGCGTTTTTTAATCTTGGTTCCCAATAACTTCGATTCATCCACATAAATTGATAGAATTCTCGAAACATTCTTAGGGTTATGTCTTTTATATCACCTTCTAATTTACCTCTTTTAATTTCTTTTGAAATTTTATCCATCAATTTGTCTTCAAATTGTTTAACAGTGCTATTCTCCATAAATTTTTTAATTTCTTTACGGATTATAACTTCAATCTCTTTAGTTTCGCTATTAGTGAGTGCCATTATAGGAGAATTAATAATATTGTTAATGTAGTAATAACACCACCTGATAAAATTTTTGTGGTCTTATTCTTAACCTTTTCTTTCTTTAAATCGGACTCAACTTTAGTTGTATGACTTTCTAACGTTGAATATTTTTCCTCTTGTGTTTTAATGATAGTTTGATAGTTTACTTCTTTCTCTCTTAATAAAGTAATAACACTATCTTTCATAACCACTTTGTTTTCGGTTTCAGTTAATTGTTGTTCAACTAAAACCAATTGAGCCTTCGCAGAGTCTCCACTCAACAAATCCTTCGCTATTAACTTAACAACAGGGATTGGGAAACACTTTGTAGGTTGTTTAGTGGTATCTGTTTGAGAAAAAGCTGTCAAGCTCAGGCTCAGTATAGCTATCAATACGAGTAATTTCTTCATTGTATTTTTTTCTTATTTTATTTCTGTCTTTTTTTATCTTTGAAATATTTTCATCAATAGTTTCAATTTCATTATTAACATTCTGAATGTTACTTTCAATTGTATCTTGTTGTTTTTTAATTTCAACAACTAAATTAGTTAATGAATCGATTTTTGATTTATCTACATCATTCATCGTACTAACAGTATTTGGGGTTAAATATACCCGATAAACCAATATGGATATTACAATTAAAAATATAATATTCATATAATTCTTACCTAAGAATTTTTTAGTTCTTTCCATATTATTCAGGTGATTCTTTAGTTTTCTTTCTGCTCGCTAAAACTTTACCCCATTTAGATTTGAATTTTTGGTAAAATTGTTGTAATTTATTAATCACGTTTAAGAAATCATCGTCAACTTTAATCATTTCTCCATTGATATATATTCCACTATTTTCTCCAATGGTGAATGTGAAATCAATATCCTCATCAATGATTTTTCCTGACCAATCAACGTTATTTTCATACACATTTAATGTGTTAAAATCAACCAAATCGGAAACTTCATCCACGAACTCATCCATAGTTTCTTGGAATGCGATTTTTTCATCGGTTGTAATGTCCAAATCACTTCTGTCTTTTCCGTGTAATGCCAAAATACCCCCTGAGACTCTGTATTTTTGTTGCTTGTCTTTAGGTGTCGGTGTCTTATCCTCTTCCTCATCATCTAAAGCTGTCTCATAATCAATATCTTGATTAATTCTTGACTGAATACTTGCTGCCACATTATCTTGAGTGTCTTGCTCAAGTAACATTTTTGATTTTTTTAATAACGACTTAATTTCGTCATACCTGTCATTGTGTATATTACCCATTTTCTATTAAATTTACTAAGTTTTGAAAGTTAAAAGATGGATTTAAATCTGTGTATTTTGAATTAAAATTGCTTCTTGAAACAACTCCTTCAAAATTAACAATACCATCAATTTTAGTATTGTGACCAACACATTGTCTTTTTATTCGAAGTTCATCTATTAGGTAATTACACAATTCAGCTGTAGAATTAATCTGACTGGTCGTGTACGGTTCCCAAAAGAAGAAATCTCTCCATTTTTTCTCGTAAACTTGTTCACTATAAATACTTCCTTTCCAGTTAATATAATGATTTGTTAAAGGTTTCTTTTCTAACCATCCCAAATTTTCTAAACAAATTACAATCGAATTTTGATTTACCCTGTCTTCAGTGAAGATATTAGTATGACCGTCGTTTGGAAGTAGCTGTAAAATTACACCATTTTTAGTTACAATGTAGTTTGGAATTCGGTCAAACTTTGAATTATATCTATATTTAAGGGAGACCAAGTATTCCTCGACCTCCCTTGAAGTATGACACAAAATAATTTGTTTCTTTTTCTTTTGTTTACCTAAAGTTTTAAATTTTCCGTATTTTTCAATGTTAATCATCTCTTTTGGTGTAACTTAATCTTTTAATTTCGGAATCTTCAGATTTTGAATTTTCAACAAGAATACCGAACTTTGATTCGTTAACTCTTCTTAGTTCTGCCTCAATCCTATCTAAATCTTCTTGGGTTGGTGTGTATTTCTCTTCTTCAATCTCAGCCTCTTTCTTTCCAACAATTTTACTAATCTCTTCAATGTCAATGTCAGGTTGTTGAGGTTCTGTATTAATGGGTTGAGGTTCTGTATTAGTGTTTTTCTTTTCTTCTTCCTCAAATTTAACTAACATATGAAGGAATGATAATGATATTAGTGGGAGCATTCCTCCTGCAAATAACGATAAAAACCTTTTATGTCCTATCGGGTCACCTGACTCAACACCAAGATAACTAACAATAGGGTCAACCAAATCAACCCAATCTTTAAATTGAGGTGAATTTACATTAATATATTGGTATGCGAAGAAAATATTACCAATAAACTGAATCAAGGTCACAATCCCAAATGGGAAGTATACTTTTTTACCCATCTTAGCTGATATCGCAGCAAGAGCTGATAGTGCTGCAATTTCAATACCAACTGATAAATAAATTGCCCAACTTAATGGGTTTGACAACCCATACCAAGTAGTTACGTGAGATATTGATACACCAGCAACAGTTAAAATTGGAACCAAGAAAGCAATATAAAGTATCTTTTTAAAATTTTTCTGTATCCAATTCATGTTATTTAGATTTTAGTAATTTAATTTCCTCTTCAATTTGTGTCTGTCTTTGAACATCCAGTAATTTTCTGTCGGTTGCCTGAATCATTCTTTTTTCAGATTCCAGTCCCATAATCTTCAACTCTTTATTTAGCTCTGTTTTAGTGTAGGTTGAATCTTTGATTGATTGAATTTCCTTTCTCATTTTGGAGAGTTCTCTTGAATCCCCACAACTTTTAAATAATCCAAGTAATGCAATCACCATTACAATAATTGTGAAGTTTTTTTGTATAAAATTTTTCATATTCTTTTTTTAAATTTATCCTAAATATAAAGGGTGTACTTAATAAATACACCCTTTAATTCGTTTTATTGGTAATCAAACAAAGTACCTGTTTCGTTTCTAAGTTTCCGTAACGCTTTTTCTTTAATTTGACGGACCCTTTCTTTTGTTAATGAGAAGTCCCCACCGATATCTTCCAATGTCCTTGTATTACCTGAAAGACCAAAATAATCTTCAATAATCACTCGTTCACGATTATCTAATATATTTAACATATCCAACAACTTACCCTTAAGTGTTTCCTCACTTGATAAGTTAGCATCTGCAGATTCTGCATTTGGATTACTTAAAACATCCAATAAAGTGTCTCCATCTTCATTTAATGGTTCATCAATCTTAATTGTATATGGTAAAGATGCGAATTTGTCGGGAAGTTCAGACCCTGTAGTATCCATATCTTTTTTTGCTCTGTGTAATTCTTGAACAACATTAACGGGAAGTCGAATGGTTCTTGCGTTTTCATTCAGTGATTGAAGGATTGATTGTCTGACCCACCATACGGCATATGATATAAATCTCAATCGTTTAGACCAATCAAAGTTCTCAATGGCTTTCATTAAACCATAATTACCTTCAGCAATCAAGTCAGGCAAATCCAACCCTTGATTCTGATATTGCTTACTAACGGTAATCACAAAACGAAGATTACCCTCCAATAATTCTTTTTGTATTTCTTTTTTTTCTTCTTCGGTGATTGTCTCAGAAAGCATTCTTTCTGCCAATTCTTTCTCCCTTTCAGGAGTCATTACTTTTAGTTTTCTAATGTCTTTAAGGTATCCCGCGATTTCTTCTTGATTAATAGGTATTGTCGATTTTTCTTTCATATATTAATTTTTACTATAATTTTCCAATATTCCAATCTCATACGTCGTCAACGAATCAACTCCATCGGATTTGATTTTTTCCAATAACAGGTCTAAAGTTGGTGTTTTTAAATTTTTCTTCACTTCATTCAAAATAAGTGCCACGAACTCATCATCATATTCTTCTTCACATTGATTTGCGTCTTTTGGAACAAATACCATATCCATTCCGTTACTATCAGTATTATTATCCAAATCAAATAAGTGTTTCTTATTTTCTTCTGACATAAAAACTGACACTTTGTCAGTGTATTCTGACAAGATAAATGAATCAAACAAATTGTGTCTTGATAGTTCTAAAAATTCGTGAACTTCTTCAATATCTAACTCAGACGCAAAATGGAATATTAATGTTCCCTTTGTGAATTGAAATTTAAGATTTGGTGAATCTACTATTGTGGTTAAATTGATTGCGATTTCATTACAAACTTCATTAGTTTTAAAATCTCCGAAAATTGTTACTATATATTTTTTCATCATAAATATTTCTACAAAGATACAATAAAAAAATCAAACTCTTTTAGAATATCCGACAATTTGATAAAAATCTTTTTTTCCGTCACAATATTCTTTAATAAGAGTTAATAATCCCCTAAACATAAACGCTCCTGTTGATTGTTTTTCACATTTACTAAACAACTCAATAAAGGTTGTTAAGGTTTGAATGCTATAATATCCGTGACCTTGTAACGTAGTATATTTCGATACCATTAAATTTGGTTTTTTTAAATCATACGTTATTCTTTCTTCAACTGTTGTGAATGGTGTTGCATCATCATACAATTTAATCATATCATCAACATACTGTGATAAGACTGTCTTGTTGGATTCAGCCTTAACCAACAAATCAACAATCCAATGGGTATGACTTGGTGTACGTAGTCTCTTACCTTCTTCCTTATACTTAACAATAAAATCAAGGTCTGGTCTCTCACCACGACTTCCTTGATAAATGGCAACCTCAGTTATGTTATCCGTTTTCCAATATTTAATTGGTTTGTGGTTAACCCCCATCTTATTAAATTCTAAATGTTTCATTACAATACTATAATAATAGTAAATTTATTTTGAATAAAAAAGTCCCACATTATTGTGAGACTTTTGAGATGTTATCGGTCTTATTAATCTTGACCACATTGTTTGCCCAGTTGTTGACAAGTGGGTTATGAGTGATGACAAATATTTTTTCAAAATACTCTTTCATTTTGGTAAAGAATTCGCCAACCATTTCTAAATTGTCGTTAGAAATCTTTCCGAAAACCTCATCCCAAACAATAATATTTGGTTTTGGAAGTGAACAAACTTTTGATAAAACCGCCCTCAATGCCATTGCCGCAATTGTTCTCTCATATCCCGAACCTGATACCATTAATTTCTCGATTCCTGTTGAGTTATCAATCATTACAAATTCAACTTCATTCTTGTCATTGATACGAATCTCCAAGTTGAAATAACAAGAGTCCTGAAGTAATCTTTGAAGTTCTGAGTTGATTAATGGCATCATAGTTTTCATAATCATCTTACTTATTCCATTCTTACCATAAATCTCAGTGTAGATTTTATAAACTTTTTCTTTCTCAAATTCCTCGGCAATCTTCAAGATGAAACCATTATTCTTCTCAATACGTGATTGGAGATTTTCAATTTGATTTTGATTGGTTGCTTGAATTCTTTCGTATCCACGTTTCTCACCAATTAACTCATCAATTCTCAATCCTGCTTTCACCAACTGAGCATCAATCTCATTGTTCTTTTTAATCTTATCTTGAACTTCTTCGTATCGTTTAAGTTTCTCTTTAGCCTGACCAAGTTTTAACTCATTAGATTCTAAAGATATCTCATACTTTTCCTTGATTAGTTTGTTTCTCTCGTATTCATCAAAATCTTTTTTAAGTTGAGTGTATGATTTTTCTTTGGAGTCAAGGTCTTTCCATTTCTTTGAAAGGGTGTCCACCTTTTTTTCCCAATCACCCAACTCGTCAATCTTTTTCTTTGTCAACTCCGCTTCCATCAATTTGATTCCGCAATGTTCACATTGAATACCATCCCCAAACTTCTTAACCAATTGTTCAATTTCTTCAACCTTATTCTGAGCAAGGACGAGGTCACCATTGGTTGTTTTCATCCCATCTTTAATCTCGTCGTGCTTGTCTTCGTGATAAAACTCTTTTGGTTCAACAATCTTAACTTCTTTTATTTGGGTTTTAATCCTTTCACTTCCATTCTCAAGGTCAGTGATGTCTGATTGTAATTTAACAGGGTTTAAGACAATTAATTCTTGGTCAATGTCTGTATACTTTGACTTCAACAAATTGTCTTTATATTCCTGTCCCTTTTGTAACCTCAAATCAACATCCTTAATCTTTGTGTTAGAGTCGTCAATTTCATTCTTAAGTCGTTGGATTTCTTCGGTTGAGGTTTCATTATCTTGTTTCAAAGATTCTGTGTTATACACATTTGATAACATTCCCTTTGAGAACTCTGAATAAATCTCTTTACCCGTTTCTTCCTTCTTCTTTAAGAATTCAAGACCCAAAAATCTACTTAACACCTGACCACGAGCGGTTGGTTTAGCTTCCAATAAATCCTCAAGATTTGACGCAGTGGTAACGATAGTCATTAAGAAGTCATCCATACTACCTATGGCGGTTTTCATAAAGTTCTCGGTCTCCCTACGTTGTTCTCCTGTGAAGTTTTGAAGCTGACCATCCGCAAGTTTCTTGAAGAACTCCAATTCGGTCTTAACATTCCATTCTCCAGATTTAGATTTCTTTCTCTCAATCTGACGAGCAATGATGTATTCCTCACCATCAATTACAATATCCCCTCTAACACTAACCTTATTACTATCGGTAAATCTATTGAAGATTTCTTCTGCCTTCTGTGTTTTCGTTGTTGTGTTAAAGAATAAGAATAAAAGTAAGTCAACTGTTAATACCGTCTTACCCCCAAAGTTTGGTGGGTCTGATTCAACAACCGTAATACCATTACATTTATCAAAATCAATAACTTGGTTCTCACCATAAGATAAGAAGTTATTGAATTCAATTTTTTTAATGTACCATCTCTTAAATGGAGTTACCTCAACCTCGTTAGCCAACATTCTGTTTTCAACCGCAGAATCAATGCTCATCACTTGGTCGTAATATTGGTCTTGACCTTTGGTCTCCAACAATGTCTTGATAAGTTCTTTTTGATAGTTCTTATCCATAATGTTTACCGATACATCAATCGTTTGTTGAGTATCTTCGGTTGTCTTAACCTTTGTTATGACGTTGATATTGGTTGAGTTATATTTCTTTTGGAAATATTGTTTAACCGATTTGATTCGTTCTTGTGTGAAATTCTCAGGAGAATCTTCCCAAATAACTTGGATATATGGATTCTCCAAAGTTGTTGTATCTAACTTTGTTGACATTTTTTTATAGTTGTATGTTGGTATCGGATTGAATAAATCCCATTTCATTATAGTGTTGTTTGTGTCTCTCCCGACATTTCTGCCTCTTTTTGTTCCTTCAACTTTTCAAGTTGTTGTTTCATTGCGTCGTTAAACAATCTCTGTATCGCACTTTGTTCCGATTTAATCCTTTGATTTCTCGCGGCAACCTTTCTTCTGTGTTCTTTTTTTCTTTTACTCATTTTTTTTTTAATTTTGTTTTGGTCTATTTTCTTCAAACCACTCAACGATTGCATTGATTGCCCATACTGACCCTGAAGCCAACATACCATCAAAGAACCAAGAAACTATTTCAGTTGCTCCGAGTAATTCGTGTACAGGTGAATATAAGAAAATTCCGTAGAAAAATCCAACCCAAGTACTACTACACATAATACACCCCAACATTTTTGATAAAAATGCTCCGAACCCTTGGAGCGGTGCGTGTGGGTTAGAACCCCATTTGTTTATGAAATTTCTCGGTCCGTTAAAGATTGAACCATAAACTAAGATGTTACTTATACCATAAGCCATTACCATCCATAAGATTAATTGTGTCATATATTTTCTGTTTTGTGTCTTTCTTCGTTATTTAACTTTATTTTGCGAATTCCTGGGTCTTTAGGTTGGCATTTACTACAATGCCAAACGATTTCAAAATGTTTATTATTACAACATTCACATTTAATGTCATAACGGAAATATGTCCTTTCAACGGGTCCATTATTACCGCAATAATTGCAGTCTCCCCATTCACAACTTCCACTCATTATTCAAAAATAATGTTCTCGTTAGTGACGTGGTTATTAAAAGCTTGTTCGGCTTCTTCTTTAGTCCCATAATACCCAATAATTGAATCCTGTTCAATTGGGTTGGTTACCGCAAATTCTCCTAATGATGTTTCAGAGATGAATGTGTCTAAAATTACTTGTTCTACCATTTTTTTATTTTTTTTAATTGTTTAATTTATTACCCAAATTGGACCCATTTAAATAAACCGCTTGTTTATTTTCTTGATATCTTTGAATGTTTTGAATTGTCTCTTCCAATTCTTTAATTTTTTTATCTTTCTCAATTGTTTCTTGTCTAATCTTCATAAGAGTGTTTTGGAGCGCATCTAATTTTGGTTTCAATTGACTATCTCCACCATCTTTTTCAACTATAACCTCCTTAATAACCTCTCTGTCAACGTATTTGATAACTTCCACTTCCGTAGGCGGAGTTGGGACTTCCTTAATTACCTCAACAATCTTTTCAACTGGTTTTTCAACCTCAACGTATTCAATCTTAATAACCTCCTTTTCCTCAACTACAGGAATCTCAACATACTTAATAACCTCTTTTATTACTTCAACCTCTTTAGTCTCTTCAGAACCACTTAATAGACCATATTTTTCAATCATAAACCCACCCAAGTAAGATTTCTTAACTATCTCCTCAGGGTTAAATTTATTTAATTCGCAATATCGTATTAAATCTTGATGTTCTTTTGAGTTAAGTTCAAGTTTGATTTCCATTAGTAATTAACTAATTTTTCGGTTCCATTAACCAGGTTATCAATTGAATTGATGTAGAATGAAAGGAATGGTTTTGGGTTTGGTAGGTCTATGAAATCATACTCGTCTTTCTGAATATCATATACACCATACCCGTGTTTGGTAATCTTTTCACCAAAGTTCTGTTGAATGGTTGAACCAATCATATATGCTTTCTTCCCGCCAGGGATATCAAACACTTGTCTTTTGTGAATATCACCACACAAAACCAAATCACATCCACTGAATTTATCTGTATCAAAACCATCTTCAAATTTGTATCCGATATCGGTATACAACCCTTGAATTGGTCCGTGAAATAATCCAATGTTCTTTTTATCCGACTTTTGAATGTCGGGTGGAAGATTGTGTTCCATTAAAGAATATACACACCAATTTACGTTCTCATCCTCATATACTCCACGATTTTTCAAATAAACAATGTTGTCATTCTTTAATGAATCAATAATCGGAGTGAGGGCGTCCAACCTGGTATTGTTATTTTCAAGGAAATCGTGATTCCCAATTATAACAACGGTTTTGGCAATTTTAGCACATTCAGATAACACCCAAGCAACGAATTCAACTAATTCTGGTGTCATTTGATTTTTTGAGTGAACCAAATCCCCTGTAAACACAATACGGTCAGGTTGGAGTGTTGCCCATTCCTTTAATGCGGTCTCAAGTATCCCACGATATAAATCGTGGTCCTTGAATAACCTGATATGTAAATCAGAAAAGTGTACTAATCTATTAATCATTTAACGTAATCTTTGGTTGTTCTTCCTCGTCAAAAGGATTAAATCCTTTATTCACGTGTCCGCAAGAATCACATTTGTAAATTGGAAAAGGTACGATTGTATCTTCTGCAGAACCTGTTAATAGTTTTGATACTTTTTTTATGTAAATCACTTCTCTGAAGTAAACACTTTCACATTTTTCGCACTTGATTGTTTCACTATCTCTCAAGTTAACTTTTGGTTTAATTTGTTCCATTTAAATCGTCTATTTGTTTTTTAAGGTTTATACATCTTTTCTCATTAGTCCAAGCCACCCCAACCCAACACAATGTGGTGAAGGACGCCATCGCGTAATGATAGTTATGTGTGATAATGTTAAACGTTATTGAAAATAACGATATCCCCAACATAGCTGAATAAATAATTTTGTTTGAAGTTCCCATAATATATTTTTTATAAACTTAAGTCATTTGGATTACTTAGTCAAATATTCTTTGACATTCATACCAAGAACAATATTAACAACATCTTGAGGTACTCTGTATTCATCATACAATGAATCTTCTTTAAGATGAGATATTACACAACCATATAATTTAATATCGTTGTATTTGGTACCCTCCAACATTTTAAGTAATAATTTACCATAAAGTGGTAATTGAACATAGTAGTGACCGAGAGCTGTATCATCATACTTCTCAAAAGGTTTTAACATTTTTTTGGTAAACTTGGTGGATTCAAAGTTCTTTGGTTTGTTTGTTTTCCAATCGGTGATTACAATACCAAAGTCAGTTTTTTCTCGGTTCATCATCAACCAAACTTTATCGGGTTGTCCAGTATATCCCAACTCAGGATGACCTAAGACCATCTCCGTATCAAGTAACACCGCACCCCTTTCTTCCATTAGGTTTAGGTATTTTTTCCCCGCAACAATCATATTGTCACCCTTCATTATCTGTGTTAAATCACATTTAAATTCAGGTTGTCTTACTTCCTTATAGTTTCCGTGTTTTTTAATCACTTCACTCTCCAAAACAAAGTGAACACGACTTCCCATATTAGTTGAGTAATCACCAGCCGCAGCCCATTCTTCAATAAGTTCTTGTTGTCTTTGTGGGTCTCCACCTGCTTTATTATACGCAGCTTCTTCGGTTGGAAACTCTGTATAGAATTTCTTTAATACTTTTGATACGGATGGATAATCTGTCCTTCCGTTCATCGTATATATGTGGTCTTCCTCTTTAAAGGACAGACCAAGTGTTTTTTGTTTTTCTGAAATAATGTCTCGTATTTCTTTTGCGATATTGGTTAACTCCATATTGTTATTTTTTAATTGTTTAAAATTTGAAACTTCCTGCCTTGAAAACCGCAGATGCAGATAACAAGGGTTTGCCAAAAGTGGGGGTTTCGTTTTTCAAATCAACATTTGTGGTCATATTAAATTCAGTTTTTAAATTAAACATTAGTGGTACAAAGCTCCACCTTCGGCAATCTGCAAAACGTTATCTGCAACTGCTACGAACCACCTAATGAACGAAGTTTCAAATCAGGAGTAGTAAGCCATTGTTTTATTTGTTCGACAGTAAACCATCCATAAACATCATCATCGCCATAGTTTACCCAATAACGTATTTCAAACTCTGTATTTACTTTCTTTTTTATTTCATCATTATCAATCCATTTTGGAGAAAGTGCCATCCAATATTTACCTTTTTTTCCATTGCTATTTCTGTAAATAGTTTGTTGTTCTTCTTTTAGTTTGTAAAGTCCTATTGACATTTCATACTTTGCTAAATTCTCATCGTTCTTTTGAAAATTTAAACTATTGAAATCATCTATTAAACAAACTATGTTTTGTTCGTTCAAATTGTCAATAGCGTCATCAATACTTTTTTGACTTTGCAAATACTTTTTTATTTCTTCTAATGTAAATACCATATTGTTATTTTTCAAATTTTGTCTTTAGATATTCAATCATATATTTTGCATAATCCGTTAATAACTCGTGACCATCAAATGTGAATATCTCTAAATTGTTCTGACGAGCGTTGTTGTATTCTGTTTTCAATCGGTTGTAGGTGTCAATGGTGAATGTCATATCGGTTGTATTTAAATAAATGGTTAGCAAAAATACAACATTTTTTATAAATCACCAAACTTTTTATTTAATTTCTACAAAATATTCATCAATGTTACCCTTTAAGTCAGCAACATCCATATCTTTTGGTGGTTTGATTATTTTAATTTTGTTGTATAATCTTCCACCGTTCAAGGTGTGATATAATTTTAATGCGTCCGTCCAAGCATCTTCGTCGAGACATATAATAATATTCCCATTTGCCTTCTCATATATTGTTGAGAACAATAAATCACTCATCTTTTTTCCCAACATAACAATTGAATTATCCAAGAAAAAAGCATCAAATGCTCCTTCACATATATGTATATCCTTATCCCAATCAATCAAACCCTCGTTAAATATAATTTCATCTTTAGCTGCGGTTGGATTCTTGTATTTCATCTTTTTTGGAACCCAAGACCTTGCTATGAAATAATTCAAAGCACCTTCTTTATTGTAAGACGGAACTATAATTCTATATGCGAAATCACCAGTTACGGTATAACCAATTTTGTGTTTTTTAATTAACTCATCACCAATACCTCTTGATTGTAGGTATCTATACGCCTCAATGTGTGGAATAAATCTTGGATTGGAATCCTCAAAAGTTGTATATCCTTGAGGTAGTTTTAATTTTGGTTTCTTTGCTTCTTCTTGTTTTAACTCATCAGGTTTAATTAGATTGTAAACTTTTTTTTGTTTTTTAGTTCCATAGTCGTCAAATAAACGCCCTAATGGTCCACTAACTCCACATCCCCAACAATGGAAAACAAATTTATTAAGATTAATTTCTAAATTACCCTTATTGTCTCCTTTATCAAGACCCTTTATATCCATACAATTAGGGCAGTCATAACCATATTGATGTTTTGACTCATAAACCTTTTTTGGTTTGTTCAAGACATTTTCAATTAACTCTAATAATACATTAATTTCTTCAGTCATTTATTTTATTACTCTTTTTTATATTTTCTACCGCCCACAATGGTTGTAAATTATCTAAAGAATTGACTACTTTGGGGTCTTCATTTTTATTAAAACAACTAATAGGTATTTTGTGGTCAATATGCCATTCTCCCCAATTTTCCCAAGACATTCCCTCAGTAAATAAATTTTCTAAATGTTTTTTTAATTGTTCCGCCGAATACCCTAATGTTTCATATGTTGATAACTCTTTTTTACCCCCAAATCGTCTAATAACCGAACTTAACATTCCCCTCCAAGCATATTCATGAGGTTTATCAATATACCTATCTTTAAAGTATTGATTGACTTTTTCACGATTATTTAATCTATAATTTTTAGTTCTTTTTTTATGTTCCCTTGAAAACTCGGACGAATTTTGATAATCATCCTTAAACTTAATAGCTCGACATTCTTTACACATTGACCTATACCCATCTTTTGAACCACATTGTTTATGAAAATAGCTAATATTTTTTTCAACACAACAAGAACAACACGTTTTAATAGTAATAACTAATTTACCATTTTCTTTATTTTTAAAATAATTATTTTTAGATTTAATTTTACGACATACTTTACATTGAGAAAAGTACCCATCAATTGTCTTTTTATGTTTGTGGAATTCACAAACATCCCTTTCAATTAAACATTTACTACAAATTTTTCTTTCCATTAAAATATTCTTTTAATAATTTATTTGTTAATGAAGAAAGGTTAATATGACTATTTCTAATAATGTATTCAATATCTGGGTCAACAGTAATAGACATTCTAATTTTTTTTTCATCTTCTTTTATTTTTTTTCTTCCCATAATAATAAATATCTTACTTTTTATAAAAGTATCATTTTAATAAAAAAATTAAATTACCCCTAATATTTTTTCTAATTTTTTCCCTTCTTCAAAATAGAAATGATTTAGAGTTGTTCCTTTTTCTTCACAAACTCTCTGAATGTATTTGTCTAAGATTGATTCTCTTTCCCCGACATGAAGGTCGTCAAATCCATCTATCTCTAATTTAATAAGAGATTTGGCTTCTCTAACTATGTTCTTTCTTTTTTTGGTATTTAACATAAGTTTGTTGGTTGGATTATTAATAATAATTTTACCCAACAAAGGTAAATGAAATATCTTACATTACCAAACAGATATTGATTTCATATACCCCAAAGCACAGGTATAAGCATCGGTCATATCATAATTTTCTTTCTTGAGTGTATTGTTTTTTGTGTATCCCCAAACAATCTGAGGTTCTCTCTTTGCAACCAATTCCCAAATAATTACCTTTTTATCAGTATCTTTTGGAAGTCCACCAAATAAAACGAATTTTCCTTTATCGTTTTGTTGAACAAGGTGGGGGAATGCAAATTTTCTTGAATTGTATGTTGAAATAAATTCAGGTGCGACACCAAGAATATCGTAAACCTCTTTACATACTAACGTATTAAATCTCATTAAAGTTCCAACCGTATATACGTTATTTGAATTTAATAATGGTTCTTCAATAACCACATTAGTTATTCCCATACCCACATATAATTCTAATTTTTCTCTGAAAATACGACTCTTAAGAATGAGTTCTTCAATCTTATTTTCAACTTTTGGTTTGGGTACTGGGGAAACGTGCGTTAATTCAAGTAATTGCTGAGTTTGGATGTCAAATAACGACCATCCAATAGTTTTAGTTGACACGTCAAGTCCAAGGACTTTTGGTGATGTTTTATTAATAGTTTTTACCATATATTAAAAATCAAGTTTAACCACATATTGTTGAATACCTTGCCTCAATTCAGGTGATTGTAACTTAGATATAACTATAAGGTCTTTATTAGAATTATAAAGCCCAATTTCGGTAACATACGATGTTGTTCCTGAAGTCCAAGTAGGATTTGATGTATTTGTAAACTGATTTCTTCCTAAATTTATCAAATATCTCATTTCATAAATGGTTGCGGTAATATCGGTTTCTAAGTTTCCGTAGAAATAAAATTCATCACCAAAGTTCAGTATTTCAGGGTATCCATTCTCAGGAATGTCTATATAGTTAGCTAAGTTATAGGTAACTCCACTATTATAATATAAATCGTTTGTAATTTGGAATGTTGTTCCTGTTAAACCGCTAACGGTTAGATATCCATTAACAGTTGAACCTGTAAGTTGATTTGTAACATCAATTTCAACCCAATTTGTTGGAATTGGTAGTGTGTTACCAGAAACAAACTGACAAATCAATTTCAATGAGTTTGCCGAATACCCTGTAAGTGTTGCATCTGAAAAACTTCCATCAGATAGGAATGGAAATTCGTTTCCAAATCTAACCGCAACGTTTTGTGAATCAATCGTACAACCCGTATCAGGTCCTGTGATTACCGAATAATAATTGCAATGTAATGAATTTGTAAATCCTGTAGAATCTAATCTATAAGTCACCCACATTCTTTGGTCACTATTGGTCATAATACCTATAGCATCTTGACTATTAGTAAAACAAGTATTTGGAGTTAATAATGAAAGTTTTGGTGCTGACATTGTCCAGTTTCTATTTGCCTTATAAGACATTGCCGCAATAATTTCTTCATCGTCAATTACAACAATTTCTTGGTCAGGGAATACTTTACCAACTCGGTTTAGATTACCATTACTGTCAGGGTTTGTATCCCATAAATGATAGTATCTAATACCAGGGTCATTCATATCAATATTTTTGGTTGATTTTATGTAAAATGGTCTACATAAATTATCATACCCTGGAGGGTCAATAAAGAATGTTTGACCAATAGTAGCACCTGTTGATTTATGCCACATCAATGTTGGCATTGTCAATTTAAAGTGTCTCGCCAAACCTGTATTATTTGTTGGATTTTGTGGGTCAAATGGTGTTGTTGCAAATTTTTCACCATATACATTGTCAATATCTTGATTAGTGTAATGAATTATTGCAATCGCTTTTTGTTGGTCTGGTGGTAATATTATTTGTTCGTCAAATGAATTATAATAATAAACAATACTATTATCAGTTTGTCCACTTGTTTCCTGATATCCCAAATATTCTTTTGTTCCAATATATGATATTGAACCGTATTGGGTGTAGTCTTCATAAGTACTACTGAATACCCCCGCAGGACTAACTGACCAAGGAATGTTCATATTCCAAATTACAGTATTTTCTCGATTTGTCACATCACAAGGTGATTCAAAGTTAAGTGTATCTGTTTGCCAATAAGGTGCTGGTGTTATTGTATCATAAAGTTCGGTCATCCCTGAAGGATAAATTAAAACTCTTGCAGTACTTCCACCAGGGGCAACAGTACTATAATCAGGAACTGCCCTGTCCAAAGTTAAAGTATAACTTGTAGTTCCAGTTGTACCTGTTGCTGGAACCATATTTTGGATTTTGTATGTTAAAATTGGATAGGTTCCAAAGTCTCCACAACCTCCATTCGGGTCTAATATAATTGTAACAAAATCATTAATTGATGGAGTACCTGTTGTCGTTGCACAAATTGGTGTGTCTAATGTTATTTCAATATCAGTTTGTCCTGATAAAGTTGTCATATCTGTCACATAATTTGAAGTTATTGTATATGCTGAACTTGTTTGCGCTGTCCAACCTCCTTGGGTTCCTCCTGTTGTAAAAAACCCTTTAACTCCTGCGGAATTGTAAACCGATTGAAATTGACTATCTAAGAATGGAAGTCCATAAGTATTTCCCGCATTTCCTTGAACGTAATAAGGATATTTAATGTTTTGTTTGTTTGAACGTGGTGTACCAGTGTCGTTTTGAGCATTGAATGCTGGCATCAAAATATTATTATCTGTTATCTTATAACTTGTTGATGAAGATGCCACATCATAATTAACCTCACTATCTCCAATTTGGAAATAAGCGATATTGAAATTTCCTTGTGAAATATATCTTCTTCCAACATCAGTAAGTCTAGTGTTAATTAATCCCGATGTATTTTTTATAACGTATGCCATTTTTTATAAATATTGTTTTTGTATTTTATTATTGGTTATAATCTATACTGTGGTAGAAAATTCCTCGTGTTGTTGGGTCGTTTGTCACACTATTACATACACCACCATTAATTGTTGGTGAGAATGTGTTGATAGTTAAGCTTTGTTCTACTTTAGTTACACAACCGTTACTTGCAATAACACCATTATCTATAGACAAGATTGATGTTGAAGTTCCTGATATAATATCGTTATATCCTATCGTCATACTATATGTTTCACTTGAAGTTGTTACTCCTGATACATATGGTGAGCAACCAGCTCTAGGTCCTGTAACCAATGCTGATGGTGATTGTGTACTTGTTGGTGTGACTGTTGAACCGTTTTTCTTTACAACTGTAGTTCCATTAATTATTCCACTACCAGGACCATAGTAATTTTTATAATCACCAGCAAACAATACGAACGATATTGTTGTCCCTGCAGATAATGGTGGTGTTACATTAACCTTCCAAGTTGCAATTTGAGTTTCAGGTGAGGTATTAGTTGTATTAATTAACTCAACACCAATCACATAATTTATAGTACCGCTCTGATTAGAAGAAATTGTAACAATATTACTTAGAGTATTATTTGTAGGTGTTGCCGAATCTTTCGTAATAACCGTATAAGTTCCTGAACCTAATCCTTGGAATACATTACTTGACTGATATGTCACACCATTGTCTATTGAATATGTGTATGGCGGAACCCCATAATTAGTTCTTAATGTAATTGAACCATTATTGTTTGCAGGACAGGTTTGATTTTGAACCGTAGGAATAGACATTAATGGTATGTAATCAGGACAAGTTCCTTGAGTCATTGACAATTGTGCTTGTTGACCCCCAGCCATTGACCAAGAACTGTCAGGAACATTTGATGTGTTCGTACTAACAGGAATACCTGAAGTAAATGACCATCCCTGTATTTCCCACCTTGAATTTTGTTCTGACCATTCAACATCCAATTGAGTTTGTTCATACACTGATGTCCAAGTAGGTTTACCATTAACTGTTCCATTTAATGTAAATTGAATTGGTCCATAACTTACATTAGTTCCAACATAAATTAAACATAGATTAGGGTATGTTGGTGTCACTGTCGGTGTTGGAGTTGTGGTTGTTGTTGGAGTTGGAGTAGGTGTTAATGGGAATAAATCACAAATTGTTGTTGCGGTATAATCACCATAATAATCTACTACAGTTACTTCATATGACCCTTGAGGTACATTGTATAATGTTTGGCTTCTTTGTCCTCCACCCCAATAAAAGGAATATGGTGCAGTTCCACCCGTTACTATAATTGATAAGACACCATCACTTGATGTTGATGATGTTGGTATTGTAATTGAATTACATTGAATACCCATATCAAATAACGTGAAAACGGTGCAATCATTTTGAGGTGCAAGTACTGGACTATTTGATGGTGTTTGAGTTGGAGTTGCGGTTGGTGTTGGAGTTGGTGTTTTTGTTGCGGTAATCGATGGTGTTGGTGTTAGTGTTGGAGTTGCGGTTGGTGTTTTGGTCGGAGTTGGTGATGGACAAGTTGTTGTTGATGGTGAATTTAATTTGGTAATACCAATAAACGGTTTCGTATAGTCCATTGAAACTATCAACTCGGTATTTGTATTACCTTGAATAAAATTACCACAACAATCATAATAACTATAAGTTGTAGATGTTGTAACACCACTACCACAAAGAATTGGTGTTGTTGATGGTGTTGGGGTGACTGTCGGAGTAACACATATATTATATGTGTCTAAACATTCTTCGCACAAATCCGCACCAAAATACGTATAACTTCCATTTACACCTGTTCCGTAATATACGGTACTTGCGGTATAATTCTCAATTGCAGTTGCACATCCTTGAAATAGAACTGTTGAGCCGTTTGTTATTGTCCAATAAAATACGTCTCCGTCAACAAAAATGGGTTCTAATTCAAAATCACCTCTTCTTAAACTAAAAGTACTACTATCACAACAAGATGAAAAAGAATAATATATACTTGGATAATCAGCTCGACACGTACTACAAGAGTTATAATCTGGCGTTGCGAATGATTGTTCAGGAGTTCCTAAACCTGGAACACCTAAATACACATAACAAGAATTATCACCTGAAAATACAACAGTACTACTATTTGCAACCCAAGTCCCTGCCGTATCTATTTCAAATATTTTACTAACAGAAAAACCAAAAGCACAACTAGAAAAAACTCTATTAACTAATGCCATTATTTATTATCAATTTTTAATTTTATCTTGTTCATCTTATTGTATAAGTATGATATTTTATGGTTTTTACTATTGTTAAGGACAAATTTGAAAACTCATTATATTACCACTTGAATCTATCTGAACCACGTAGTAATTAACACCAAACCCCATTTTAAGGTATTTGTTTCCTCCATTAAACGGATTATATAATACACCACCAACCACTGTTTGATAAACCGTAGCTCCAATAACAGGGGTTAAATTCGCTTGGCTTATATAGGTATAATAATTAACAATTGTAACGGTATCGGTACAAGTGCTTGCAGAACTAACAGACAAGGTATCACCAATCGCGTGAGAAGCAACCACAGGGGTTACAGTTGGTGTTGGAGTTGTTGTCGGTGTTTTGGTTGGAGTTATTGTTGGTGTTACTGTTTGACTTGGTGTTACTGTTTGAGTCGGAGTAATTGTTGGTGTTTGTGTATTGGTTGGTGTAATTGTTGGCGTTGGACTTTTCGTTGGTGTTGGTGTTATATTAATGGTATAACCAATTTCACATCCTTCATCATCAATAATTTTAATGACAAAATTTCCATTATCATATGGGTCAGGAACCTGAAATGAATATGGGAATGTTGTTGCTGTTGTTACGAAAACGCAACTACCACTTGTAGAACTACAATAATACACCTCTACAGGTGTGTTAGCGGTTATTGACGATATGGTTACTAATTCACTCATTTTTCTTGTTTCTTACGGACAAACAGTTACCCCCGTATTACCTGAGATTATGCACCCATTTGAATCAATCAATTTTAACATATATGAACTTGACGTATCGTATGGTGCTGGTATATCAAAATTATAAGGAGCAGAACTAATTGTTGTCATATAATAACAACCTGTACCACCCGTTTGACATATATAAACATCATATGGTGATTGTCCTGTAATACTATTAATCGTTACTTGTAATGCCATTTATTTTATTATCTTTTAAGGACATCCGTTTAAAGTTAAAGTGTAATCAACACCTAAAACAGGTAATGGGATAAATCCATCACCCCACACTGGAGTTAATGCTAAATTATCAGGTAGAGGTACTGTTGTTCTTATACATATACCATTACCAATCGCAACAGGTGTTAAGTCAGTTGAACTTTCAGGACATAGGTAGTTACTACCAACCGCAAATATTATTGAGGTGTCGTGACCAATTTCACTTGTTATGTTTTCAACATAATATTCATAACATAATGGTGTGGTTATACAATCTTCACAGTTTTCATAAATTGTGTTGAATGCACTTGCAAAATAATTTCCTGTATAGCTAACCGCAAGGTAACCAACAGTTGGAATGTAGTTATTAATGAATTGTCCAACATAAGTCCAACAAATTCCATTAGAGTCTTTAAATGTTTGTCCAACAATAAGAGCTATTGGAGATTGAACTGTTTGAATCACTTCAGTTGGTGTTATTTCTTGTCCAGGACAAGTTTGATACACATAAACATAATTAGGTGTTAAAGTCATAGTTGGTGTTATAGTTGGAGTTTGAGTCGGAGTTTTGGTAGGTGTCTTGGTTGGTGTTGGAGTTACAGTACTTGTTGGGGTTGGTGATAATCCTGGTGTTGGAGTCACGGTCGGAGTAACTGTTGAAGTTGGCGTTATTGTTGGTGTTATTGTTGGAGTTGGAGTCGTTGTCGGAGTAACTGTTGGTGTCGGTGTTGCCGTTGATGTCGTAGTTGGTGTAGGTGTTGGTGAACAACTTCCACAAGAACCGTATAGGTTGGTAACTTCTGTTACATATGAATTTGAAGAAATATTTGCATCGTCTCTATCATAAGTGACACACACATAATTTCCATTAATTACCGCCAACATTGTTGAACCAATTACAACAGGAATTCCACCATAATTTAAATTACCTGCCACGTAGTATTCCGTTCCATCGGCACAAGACACTAAAACTTTAACTGAAGTACAACTGAATGTTTCGTCTAACATCACGAATGAAACTTGACCTTGAACGTCACAAGTTTTTGTTAATGTTAATGTCGGTGTAATTGATGGTGTCGGTGTTACGTTATTATAACTACAAATACTGAAAGACACACCAACATTGCACACAGGTGTTGGAGTTGGTGTTGGTGGTAATAAAGTTGATGTAACATCAAAATCAACAACATCACAAGGAATAGTCGATGTTGGTGGTGTCGGTGTTGGTGGTATGTCACAATCAAAATACCCAACAAAGTCAAACGATAATGTTACAGTTTGTGTTGGGGTTGGAGTCGGACACACACCAATGTTAAATAAATTTGCCGAAATATCGGGACAATCCACATCACAAGGATATGAACCCTCAAGAAAACAAGAACCACCTAATGAATTACTTAAACACCATCTATCACCCGTGTAATATATTGTTCCAAAATCAATACCGTCACCCTCATAATAATCTTTACCGTTATATGTTGAAATTTTTGTGTAATTTCCACTATAACCTGAAAGAGAAGGTAAGCTTGTTCTTAAACAATACACCGAAGGACATAAACCAGGAGTTGGTGTAATTGTTGGCGTAATTGTTGGTGTGGGTGTGTTCGTTGATGTGATTGTAGGTGTTGGTGTTGGTGATGGGCAGGCGCCACAACTCGCACAACTAATTTGTTGTGTAAATGTTGTGCCACTACCACTATATAATGGACCTATTGGTGAATACGCAATAACTGTTGCACATCCTGTAAATAAAGGGTTTAATATATCATAAACGTCACCAACATTTAACGTTCCTGGCACATTCTCAAATCTAAATTTATTTGATGAATTACAACAATCTTCAAATAAATAAATGTCATAGGTCTCTGTTGGTGTTACTGTCGGTGTTGGTGTTACTGTCGGTGTTGGAGTTGGTGTTATTTCAGGTAATAAAGAGCAGTCGCCAGGGTGTAGTCCAATACATTCAAGACAATCACTTATCGTTGCAGTATATACAATAGTTGTATTAGTATGTGTTTGAGGTCCTGTTGCTACAGCCTCCCAACAAACATTGTTGGCATCAAAATAAACCGTTCCCAATGTAAACATTGAGTTTGGTATCCCGTTAACCGTAGGAAAAGGTTCATATACGATAATAGCAGGGTTACTACAACACTGTAAATAAAACGGATTCATTTATTCTTAAATAGTTTTTATATAAATAACCTAATAGTTGTTTTTTATACAATTTAAAAATAGAAATGTTAGAAGATAAATAAACACACTAATCAAGTATATTTATATTATATGAAACTTCTTAAGACGATTGAAAAAATAATTCAAGAAGCCGAAGAACAATATAATTTGGCGTGTGAGAGTTGTGTTACTGTTGAGGAATTAGATAGACTTGAGAAACATTATAAAGATTCTTTAAAATTAATGAAACTTTATAAGTCAAAAGAGGAAAAAAAAGATATTGAAAATTATTTAACCGCCTCACATATTCCACCATCAGAATATGTCTGATATCCTCTGTGATGTAACCATCCATAGATTTCATCCTTTTTGTCTTGAGATAAATTATAATCCTCAAAGATTATAAAATTTGGTAAAATTATTTTAGACTCATCAATACCCATAATTAATTGCGCATCCAATCCTTCAACATCTAAGTGTAACCAATCAATCTGACCACCACACTCGGTTAAAATCAAATCAGTAATACTAACCGAATCTCTTTTGGTTGATTTTATTTCTTCTTTCTCCCAATGTCTAATAACATTTTCAACGATGGTGTTTGTGTAACCCGCCCCACCTTCAAAAAACTCAACCTCACCACCATTCGGTGTAATTAAATTTTGAATCGGTTTAACTAAAGAGTTATTTTTGTAATTATTTTTTAATTTCTGATATTGATTGTCTGATGCTTCAACTAAAACCACATCACATTCTCTTCTTTGAACAATTGGAACCCATTCTCCGAATTCTCCATCGTGAGTTCCAATAACCAACCCTTTTGGAAATTTACCATTAGAGATTAATCCTTTATTATATGTCCACAACGATTTATAAAAATGATTTCCGTGTTCCATAACATCCCACCTTTTAACGTAAACGACATTACTCTTTGAATCTGTGATTTCAACATCAAACATCTCAGTGTTTGGATACGTTGCATACCAATAATCGTGCATATCAATTGACCATTGTTCTTCACCACTTACGTGTTTTTTAATTTTTAATTTGAATGGTAAATTTTTATTGTATTTACTAATATTACCGATATCAACTCGTATACCTTCTGTATTATATGTTACCTTTATCATTTTTATGTTTTTGTATAAAATAGTTTATATCTTGACTCCATAATATCATCGCTTCTTCCTTAATCTTACCTTCTTCCCAATTCCACCAAGAAATGTACAATAAATCTTTTATTTGTTGTTCCTCAAATCTATATTTTAAATGTTTTGCAGGATTTCCACCGACAACTGAATATGGTTCTACGTCTTTGGTGACTAAAGCTCCTGCTGCAACAATTGCGCCATCCCCAATCTTGATACCCGACATTATTGTTGACTTCGCTCCAATCCAAACATCGTTACCAATGGTAATATCACCCTTACAAGACGGATGCCCCATTTGCATATGTAGTTCCGCAATTTCAGGTGTGACAGGCCCCCACAATTGGGAACTGGTTGTTATCCAATCGGGTCTGTGATTTGCATGTAAGAAGAAAGTACAATCTCTACCTATCGAACAATACTTTCCAACGTTAACTTTATAGTCATCGCTCCAAGATATTATATTAACATTTCGGTCAAAATAACTTCCCCTATCCGCCCTCCACAGATGTATATTTTCAATCATAAATTACTTGATGGTGTTGTGTTTAACTTCTTTAATAATATTAGTTAAATCATACTCCACAGAATCCACTTCAATCTTAACTGTTTGATAGTTTGTTTTGTTAAACCCTAACGGAATAATCTTATTTTCATTAATCAAATGAATACCTTCATCATTGTTACCAATCTTAATTTTAACTTCTATTTCTTTAGTTAAATCATAAAATAAAAGTTTAATTGGTGTTAACAGTTCGTCATCTTTTTCAATGAATAGTTTAAACTTATCAGTTGGAGAATAATTGAAAAAATCTATGTTTTCATAAAAATATATCTCGTCTTCAACAGGTGTCTGTTCAATTTGAATTGGGAGCATGTTTCGTAAATGTGCCAACCATTCAAATGCATCTGTATCCTTTAAACTGATGTAACTATCAAATGATATGTGTGAAATAAATTCTTTTAAATTTTCTCTATTGAAAATCATATAATGTAGTCCAACGTCCCAAATAACTTCACCTCGTTTTGAAGGGTATACATTATATTCCCTATTTGAACGGAAACCCTCAATAACATTATCATCAATTTTTATGTCATAAATCATATGATAAAATTGGTCGTATTCGAGATTTAAGGCAATTTCACTTAATTGTTTAATTTGTGTTAGACCCGCAAATCCATAATCTGGATATGTTCTTGATATCCTATGCGTAGTTCCTTCAATATCAATAATAACCCAATCCCTCATTGCCCTGATAGGCCAGTTTAGGACAGGATTATCCTTAGTGAAGAAAACATAATCGCATAACTTTGTGAGTGACTCAGGTAACGATATTGGACTGATTAAAATAACATCCAACCTATTTTCTTTAATTGTTTTTATATTTCTTTCTAATACATCTATCTTTTCTTGAGTATCACAAAAACTACTGATTAATGCCACTTTTTTAGTGTAGACAGTCTTTTTTCTAAAAATACCAATTGAATCATTCCAAATTCGTTGGTAAGTTGGGTCTGGTGTTGTTTCATCAATATAATGGTCAACCAATTCAATATCATAACCCAATCTTTTACCCCACTTTTCAAGAGCCTTCCAACTATCAATATAAAACCTCCAATTATCACCAGGCCATCCGTGGTATGGTCCGTTTGATGGTGCTTGGATATACATATATCCACCTGGCTTTAATACTCTACACATCTCTTGGAATGAAATCCAAAACATATCGTCGTGTTCAAAACAAGATGAGGAAATCACAATATCAAACTCAGCATTTCCAAAAGGAATATCGTGAGAGACACCAACAACATCCACATTAGGACCTGCCTCCATATCCAATCCTATGTATTGTCCTTTCTCAAAAATTGGTTTCATTGTTCCGTTCACATCATATGAACCGACATCCAATATTTTTTTATTTTCAATGTTAATTTTACAATATTTGTCGTAAAATCTTTCTGCGTTAACGTAAGCTGAATAGTGCATGTTTTATATTAATTTATAATTGATAATATAGACAAAAATTCTTATTTTTAAACTAAAATACGTAATTATGTTAAAAATTTTTGGACACGGGTCTTACATCGGACACACAGGATATAACCATCATACGAGGGATTTTTTCAGACACTTGTCAAAACACTCTCAAATTAAATTTAGAAATTTTACGGTTGGAAAAAGTTGGGAGGGTATGAGTAAAGAACCTCACAATAAAGAACCGTATTTTAATGAAACCGATAGAAAAATATTATACGAACAAATTCTTTGGAATAATGATAATGGTAGAGATAATCATAAAATGTATTCTACCCCATCAAAAGAATTCGTTCCTGATGTTAATATTGTTTTATGTGAAACAAACCATCATTTGTTTTATGATGAATATAATGGCCCTAAAATTGCATACAATGTTTGGGAGTCAACTTTACAACCGCAACATTATTTTAACAAATTACAAGAATTTGACGAGATGTGGGTTCCGTCCAAATGGCAAAGGGATATGACAATCGCACAAGGTTATGACCCAAATAAGATTAAGGTTGTTCCCGAAGGTGTTGATATCACAAAGTTCTTCCCTGAAAAGACATCTCACAAATTAACCTCAGATGGAAGGTTTAAATTCTTCTTGGCTGGCAGATGGGATTATAGAAAATCAATCAAAGAAATTATTGAAACGTTCTTAAATACATTTGACAAAGATGAACCTGTTGATTTAATTGTTTCGGTTGATAATCCGTTTTCAAATGATGGGTTAAATTCAACTGAAGAAAGATTGGAATATTACGGATTTACAGATGACCGAATTAAAATTTTACATTTCCCACCGAGAGAAGATTATATTAAGATATTAAAATCTTGTGATGCGTTTGTATCTTGCGCAAGAGCTGAAGGTTGGAACTTACCTTTAATCGAGGCAATGGCATGTGGCACCCCATCCATTTATTCAAATTGTTCGGGTCAATTAGAGTTTGCCGAAGGTAAAGGTATTCCCGTTAAAATATCACACGAACTACCTGTTAGTGCAAGTTCATACAATCACTTCAACAATAGTGTTGGAAACTACTACGAACCTGATTTTAATGATTTGGGAAAACAAATGTGGGATGTGGTAACCAACTATCAAACATATAAACAAAGAGCGTTAGAGGAGTCTGAAATAATTAGAAGAGAATTTAATTGGGAACGTGTTGCCGAGATTGGGATTGAAACTCTAAATGACTTTATGGGTATAAAGCCTTGGTTAGATAGACCAAAAAAAGAAAATAAAATTATCATTAATTATTTAAATGGTCCTAGAGTTGAGGTGTTGGGTGATGAAAAAAAACAATATCATATTGAATTTATTGATAGTACCAACGATGAGGTGGTTCACTCTGAAACCATATCAAACAATATGTGGGTTGCTGCAGGGAGAAAATACTACACCCCCTGGATTATTAAGGTAAATGGTCAGATATACGATGTGTTTGATTTAACCGATAAAACAATAATCATCTCATTAGAATCAAAATCTTTGGGTGATACAATCTCTTGGTCACCATACGCATCAGAATTCCAAAGAAAACATAATTGCAAGGTAATATTGTCAACATTTAAAAATGAATTACTTGAGGGATTGGACGAATATAAAAATATTGAGTTCATAAAACCAGGTGAGTCTCGTGAATGTTATGCGGTGTATAGAATTGGTTGGTTTAGAAAGGATGATAAATGGGATGATTTTGACCGACATCCAAATCAACCAAACATAATTCCACTTCAACAAACCGCAACTGATATTCTTGGTCTTGAATATACCGAATTGAACTATGGTGTTAATTTACCAAAGAAGGAAAGACCTATTGAAAACAAGTATGTTGTTTTTGCCCCCAACGCAACTTCAGGTTGTAAGGAGTGGGTTTATGAAAGTTGGGTTTCTCTATCAAAACTAATTAAAGAACTTGGGTATGATGTTGTTACCGTCACTCTACGTCCATATAATATTGAAGGAGTTACCAATGTTTGGGGAGAACCTTTAGATGTTGTTTCCAATTATCTACACCACGCAGAAGCTTTCGTTGGCTTGGGGTCGGGGTTATCTTGGCTTAATTGGTCGTTAGGAAAACATACCTTTATGATAAATGGTTTTGCAAAACCAAATCACGAATTCTCATCAAACATAACAAGAATTTATAATGACAATACTTGTATATTTTGTTGGAATGATGAAGTATTTGTCTTTAACCCTGGTGATTGGGATTGGTGTCCTGTTTATAAGGGAACCAAAAAACAACACATTTGTCAAAAATCAATTACTCCTATACAAGTTTTTAACAATCTTTTAAGTAAAATATAATGAAAACAATTTTAATTAATCTCAAGTCAACCTCATTGGGTGATACGATTGGTGCAATGCCTTGCGTTGAACAATTTATCTCAAACACAAATGATAATGTTTTATTAAAATCAAATCCAAAATATAATTCTTTGTTTTTAAAATCCTATCCTTCGGTGAGGTTCTATACCGATGGAACACCTTATGATAAAAAAATTGATTTGGATTATAACTTTAACCTACCACTTCAAACAGGTTTTGCAAATCAACTTGGATTTATGGATTGGAAATATATTCAACCTAAGGTTGATGTTCCTGAACGTGAAAGACCAATTAAAGGAAGGTATGTAACTATTAGTATTCACTCAACTTCTCAATTGAAATATTGGAACCATCCTTTGGGAAAAAAATCTCAACCTCAATCTCCAAATTGGAGTGACCTTTGTGGTTTATTGAGAAAGAGTGGTTTAACTCCAATAATATTAGAAAAAGATGAAATGTTTGGTGTTCCTCCTCTGAGAAATGGAATGCCATCCAAGGCAAATAAAAAATTAGGTTTACCATTTGATGACCTTATGAATTACATAAATCATTCAGAGTTTTTTATTGGACTTTCTTCTGGTACATCTTGGTTGGCGCATGCAATGAATAAAAAAGTTGTAATGATTTCTAATTTTACTGAAGATTGGAATGAATTTGATTTATCGTGTGAGAATTACAAAAGAATTACAAACAAATCAGTATGTCACGGATGTTGGAATATGATTAATAAAGAACATTCTTTTGATGCTGGTGATTGGTATTGGTGTCCCAAACATAGAGATACTGACCGACAATTTGAATGTCATACGTCAATAACACCTGAAATGGTATTTGACAAAATTAAAGACTGGATTTAATTTCCTCAGTTTATTGACTAACCCTCAGTTGATAAGAAAAATCAAACTTTTGTGAACCTACCTCGTCTGAAACAACAATAAGCGCAACCGCTGCTTGATATTCACATGCCGTTGGAATTGAATATGTTGTTGTAAAATCAAAACACACGGTTCCAACATCCGATATATCGGTAGAAACACCATCAAAAACCCTAACATATTCTACACCTGTAGGTGACCCAACCGCAAATTGTGAACATTCTGCAATTAAAACATCGGCATATAGTGTAACTCCAGTCGAAATTGTCCCATAAAAATATCCATTACCACAAAGATTAAAAGTTAAATTACTCGCCCCATTAGATATTAAAATTGGTGCAAAATTATGTAAATGTGGAAATGGTACTGGTGATGCTGCAACAAGTTCATTCCAAGTACCGTCATTCCACCCTGCAGTAGCACCACCGTAATAATAATCGGTTATAACTGGAGGTCCCGTATTCGGTGTAGCCATAGTTACAGTACCAGATGTGACTTGTACAACTGCACTTAATGTTCCTGATGAACCACTTGAACCCGATGAACCGCTAGTTCCTGAAGAACCACTTGAACCCGATGAACCGCTAGTTCCTGAAGAACCACTAGTTCCACTTGAACCTGAGGTTCCTGAACCTGAAGTACCTGATGAACCAGAACTTCCGCTTGTTCCTGAAGACCCACTTGAACCTGATGTTCCTGACCCTGATGTTCCTGAACTACCTGAAGAACCTGATGTTCCACTAGCTCCCGACACTCCAGATGAACCACTTGTTCCGCTTGAGCCTGAGCTACCTGAACCTGATGTTCCTGAAGAACCTGATGAACCACTAGAGCCACTTGAACCTGATGAACCACTAGTTCCGCTTGAGCCTGATGTCCCTGAACTTCCTGAAGAACCAGATGAACCGCCACTTCCTGAAGAACCAGATGAACCGCTAGTTCCTGAAGAACCAGATGTACCTGAGCCTGATGTTCCTGAACTTCCTGACGAACCACTTGTTCCCGAACTACCACTTAAACCTGATGTTCCACTTGTTCCCGAACTACCACTTGAACCTGATGTTCCACTTGACCCTGAACTACCTGAAGAACCAGATGAACCGCTAGTTCCTGAAGAACCAGATGAACCGCTAGTTCCTGAAGAACCGCTTGAGCCACTTGTTCCTGAAGAACCCGATGTACCTGAGCCTGATGTTCCTGAACTTCCTGACGAACCACTTGTTCCCGAACTACCACTTGTTCCCGAACTACCACTTGAACCTGATGTTCCACTTGACCCTGAACTACCTGAAGAACCAGATGAACCTGAAGTTCCTGAAGAACCTGATGTACCCGAGCCTGATGTTCCACTTGACCCTGAACTACCTGAAGAACCACTTGTACCTGAAGAACCCGATGTTCCTGATGAACCGCTTGAGCCCGATGTACCTGAACTTCCTGACAAACCACTTGAGCCCGATGTACCTGAACTTCCTGACGAACCACTTGACCCTGATGAACCGCTAGTACCGCTTGAGCCTGAAGAACCACTTGTTCCTGAACTTCCTGAGGAACCACTAGTACCACTTGAGCCTGAGGTACCTGAACCGCTTGTCCCTGAACTTCCTGAGGAACCACTAGTGCCACTTGAGCCTGAGGTTCCTGAACCGCTTGTCCCTGAACTTCCTGATGAACCACTAGTTCCACTTGAACCTGAAGAACCGCTTGAACCTGATGTTCCTGAACTACCTGAAGAACCTGAACTACCTGAAGAACCTGATGAACCACTTGTACCTGAACTTCCTGAACTACCACTTGAGCCACTTGTTCCTGATGTTCCACTTGAACCTGATGAACCGCTTGTTCCCGAACTTCCTGATGAACCACTTGAACCCGATGTTCCAGAGCTACCTGATGAACCGTTTGTCCCTGAAGAGCCGCTTGTTCCACTTGAACCTGAGGTTCCTGAACCAGATGTTCCCGAAGAACCACTCGAACCTGATGTACCTGAAGAACCAGATGAACCGCTTGTTCCCGAAGAACCGCTTGAACCTGAACTTCCACTCGAACCTGATGTCCCTGAAGAACCACTTGAACCAGATGTTCCTGAAGAACCACTAGTTCCTGAAGAACCGCTTGAACCTGAACTTCCACTCGAACCTGATGTTCCCGAACTGCCAGATGAACCGCTAGTTCCACTTGAACCCGATGTACCTGAACCTGATGTACCTGAACTTCCTGACGAACCACTTG